GGGTATAGGACGAACCGCCGCTGCCCGAGAGTAGACCCGATAGCCACCCGCCCAACTGCCCGATCGGACTGTTTGGACCCCCGATGCCGCCGTTGTTCTGCCCGATCAGCGGCCCGATCCCACCGCTGATCGCCTTGTTGATCCCCTCCGCCTGACCCAAGGTGCCTTGCCCGAGCGCGTTGCCGATGTAAGTGTCCAAGCCGCCGACATTCCGCGCCGCCGTGTTGCCGCCGCTCAAAAGCGAAGTCGCCGCGCCTTGCCCACCGCCAGCCAACCCCGCGAGTTGCGACAGGTAGGAGTTGAGCCCCTGGCTGGCATACCCTTGGTTGTAGGCAACCGCGTCCTTCAACGCGCCGCCCGATCCGGTCAGCCCCGCCGAGGCAAGCTGCCGGTTGAGCGCCAGGTTCCCTTGCTGCAACGGGAACTGATAGGTGGGTGTCTGGGTGAAGCCCTGATAAGCGGTCTGCGCGGTGGCGTTCTGGCCGGAGCCACCGAGCCCAAGCAGGCCCATGAGGCTCGAAAGCGCGGTATTCCCGCTGTTGACGAACGGCTGAAGGTTCGACTGGCCGGTATTGTAAACCTGCTGCTGGAAGGCAAGCGCCTGCTGCGCGGCCTGCGCCTGCTGTTGCGCCGCCTTCTGCGAAGCGTTGCCGCCGAGAATGCCGGTGAGGATGTTCCCACCGGCCGATATGCCAGCCGCCGCCGCACCCCATGGCATGATCAGCCCTCCCCGAACAAATGGTGTTCTTCTTCGATCGGGATCTCGCCGTTCTCGTCGGTCCGGTGGATGCAGTAGATCAGAACGAGATCACTCAGCGTGCGGAAAGTGTGCTTGACCCCGGCTCTGATCTGGATGCCGCATGGCGCTTCGTGCGGACCTAGACACACGTCGCCAGCCCAAACGAGGACCCTGCCGAGCGCTAACATACTCAGGTGGTCGAACGTGTGCGAATGCTGCGGCACGATAGTGCCGGCCTCGCGGACGAGCATCGACTTCACGAACAGGCCGCGAACGATTTTGATTTCAACTGAAATCGGTTGTTCGGCCAGGCGGAACGGACCGGGCACAACGGAAAGCGGTGCCGTCACTGCCCGATCCTTTCAGACCCGCGCGGTGCGACTCCGCGCTCTGCGTCGCGGTGCCGTGCCCCGCCTGCCTTACCATGACGCGCGCCTTCAGCCCGAAGGGACGCTTCCCAATCATCTGCCAGGTCCGCCAATGAGGCAATCCGGCGCAGGCACACAATCAGCGTGAGTCGATCGGTATCCCCATTGTTTTCAACGGCATGGTCAACAAGGTTGTTGAAATACCACGCGCTGCCGGCGTGCATGACGCAGCGCTCGGTCCCGACGTAGTTGACGCACCGGCTGTTGCTCTTCAAAGGAACATACAACTTCCGGTCGAAATACTCGGCGTGCCACGATCCGCGATCGTGATGCCAGTCCACCACGCCGCCGCTCGGGATCTTGGTGATCAAAATCCCACCCAGTTGGTGCGCTTGCTCGATGTCGATCAGCCGCTTGACGATCGGCTTCAGCCCCGGCAGCGCCGACCATGCGGGATAGAACACGAGCGGATGCCGCTCGCGGTAGGCTTCCGGCCCGGTGAGCACGTCCCGATCGAAGTAGCGGACCCAGATGTCCGAGGCGTCTCGGTGCGGTCCGATGCGGCGCTCGTGGTAGACGTTCCAGAGTTCCGGATGGTTCGCGAGTTGCGCCAGCACGGGCTCTACGTCGAAGCCATCCGCCAGCTTTTCCAGATGTTGGCTCATTAGGAAAACTGGGTGCCCCCGATCGTAATGACGACCTTGGCGCCGGTGTCGGCGAACGCGGCGATAAAATCGCCAGGGTTCAGGTAGTTGCCGGGGATGTTGAAGTCCGAGAGGCTGGCCCCGGCGGCGATCCGCTGCGCCGACACAAGCAGATTGGTGACCCCGGCAGTGCTCCCGGCCGGCACCAGATAGATCGAATAGGTGTGGCTCGCGCTATCGCTGTTATAGAGGGTCACCTTTTCGATGCGCGTCCAGGTTGCGACCGGCGACGTGTAGAGCGTGGCCGCCGCGTTCGTAAGTTGCTGGGAACTGACGATTTGCAAACTGGGAGAGGTGGTCATTGATGCAGCGCGTCTCCGGCGAGGTGCGGAGCGCTGCTAGGCCCCGGCACAACCTACCGTCTCAGACGCCTCTCGCGCAATCGGCTGCATTGAAAACGGCGGCAAGGTCTCCCCTACCGCCGCCCAACCGCCCTCAACATCTCAACTGGAACAAACCGATCCTAAGACGTTTTCGCCCGCCAAGTCCAGCCTAGAGAAGCCGAGCCCTACTATGCCCTGCCTGCCAAGCCGCGCCTCACAGTGCGTTCCCCGCCCCTGTCCGCCGTGCCTGCCGAGCCGTGGGGCTGTGCGCGCTGCGACGCGAAACCATGATAAGCGTGGGGAAGCCAAGCCTGCCGAGATCAGCCGTGCCGTTCTCTCGACACCCAGAACCGCGGAGACAACCGAGAGCAGCCGCGCCGCAGAGACCTTACGGTGGTAAAATGCTTCCTGGAAAATCAGAATTTCGTCAGGGCGAAATGACGCCATTGTCTAGTTCCTCGATCGAGGCCAGAGCGGCATTCCAAAAGGTTGTCCAGGCATTGGCGAGGGTGAGCAGGGCGAAGGAGTAGGCCGCCCCTTGCGCGCCCGGATCGCTGGACGCGACGACGCCAAAGTTGGTGCCATTGCCCTCATACTCGGTGCCGGCGGTGCCGGCGTAACCGCTCGCGGCCGAAGCTACCGCGGCTTGCAGGCGCACGATCGCCTGATTGACCGTGAATAGATCGGCGACGGCTTGATTGGTCAGCGCCCCGAACGGCGGCGTGTTGGAGATGATCACGGAAGTCATGGGGGGTTCCCTATCAATTTGAGGGTCGCGGCCAGCGCATCGGCGGTGCGGCCCTTGGCGGCAAGGCGGGTCGCTTGGGCGCGCAAAAGCGAGGCTGCACTATCGGCGATCACCGGCGCAACGGGTGGGGGAGGAGCCTTATAGGGTGTCGGCGTGTTGCCCTCGGCGACCCATTCGAGGAAGGCGGCATAGTCGACATTGCCTGGATCGGTCGGGATCATCGTGCCGTCCGAGCGCTGGATCGTGGTTGGGATATCGGTGAGCGAATAGGTGAAGGTCATAGGTCCGCCGAGGCTGTGATGTGGACCGATAGGAAGTCGCCGACCGCGCAGCCCGCCGGGCCGGTGCCAACAAGGCGACAACCGTGGGCGTATGAGGCGTATGAGGCCGTCGAGGTGTCTGTGCCGGTTGTCTGGTCGCGGATGAACGCGTTGGTCGCCTGGGTGTTATAGAAGGTGATCGTTGGCGCCGCCCGCATCTCAGTTGGGAAGAGGAATTGCGGGCTGCGTTGGGCGCCTGCCCCGGCAAAAATCGCCGACCACATCATATTGCCGGTATCCGCGCCGGCATTCTGCACGGGCGTGACCTGATTGCCGAAGGTCGAGAAAAAGAACCGCTGGCAGTTCTCCCAATCGACCGGGAAATCCACCATCTCGAACGGGGTCAGGTTGCCGAACTCAAGTTGCGGTCCCCAAATATTAAAGGTGCCCGACTGCACGCCGATGCCGCCCGCAAAGGTGTTGTTGTTTGCGCCCGACGAATACCAAAAATTCAACGCAGTAAAATTATTGGCGCCGACCGTCTTGCCGGATGTTGAGCCAATCGAGAATGTGAGGCTGTAGCGGGTCCAAGTCGTGGATAGCGTGACCGCCTGGCCGGTGCCATTGACATTGGCCGAACCGCCCGAGCCGAAATTCTGGTTAATGCTGACCCCAAGTTGGGGAGTGCCCGAACCGGCAACCGCCCAGAACGAGACCGTTACCGTCTTGTTGGAGAGGCGGTAAACGTTCTCAATGCGTTGGCCTAGGACATTGAATGCCGTCGCCCCGGAATTGCCGGTGAAAATGTTTTGCAGCGTGAATTGCGCAAGCTCATTGCCAATCTGCGCCCGCCCGGCATCAAGAATATTGGCGATGGCAACACTTTGACTGTCGAGGACGTTTTGGATCAGCCAACGATCAGCCGTATAGGCGCTGCTGGCGGTGAACGGTCCGGTGCCGCGCTGCTGGATGCGGAATACCGAATTGTGCAGAAGGTTGCGGCCAATGTCCCCAACCGTGTCCCACGCCGGATTAGCGCTCGCCCCCTGGGTTTGCAGGAACTGCCCGGCCGTGCCCGGCGCCAGCACCGACCAAGCCGAGGCCCCACGGTAAAGAATGTCGCCTTGAACCGCGCCAATCGCCGCGTCGATCACCGCGGTCAGCGTGTTCGGAACCGGCGCTGCCGCACCGCCGGTAATATTGGCCAGCAAATCGAGGCTGGCGATGGCGGCAAAGCTGACCGTGCCCGTCGTGGTGATCGGGCCGCCCGTCAGTCCGGTGCCGGTCGCCACGCTCGTGACGGTGCCCCCGCTGCCCGCCGCCCATGATGGGTCCGCGCTCGCGCCGCCGGTGGCGAGAAAGTTGCCCGCCGTGCCAGGGGCGAGCACCGTCCATGCCGCGCTTGAGCGGTAGAGGATGTCGCCTTGGGTGCTGCCTATGGCTGCGTCGATGGTGGCGGAAAGGGTATTGGCGATGGGCGCAGCGGAGCCGCCGGTGATGTTGGCCAAAATGTCATGGCTGGCAATCGCGGCGAGACTGATCGTCCCACTACTGGTGATTGGCCCACCGGTCAGCCCAGTGCCGGTGTCCACCTCCGTGACCGTGCCAGGCAGGTCAGCCACCGACCAACCGCTATCGGTGTTCTCCCCCGAGGTCTTGACCCAGAGCGTGCCGCCGGCACTGCCGTCGCGTTGGGTGTAGAGGTCGCCGATCGAGCCATAGATCGCGCTGTTTGGACCCCCATAACCATCCAATAGGCGGCATCCGTTGGTCAGATAGACGATGCCCGTGAAGCCGGGAACGAAGACCGGGCCGGGTTGCTGCGCCTGCTGGCCAAGCAAACCCTTGAGCGCAAGGATCTGTTGCTCAAGCCCGGCGATCTGCCCGCGCGCCGTGAAGTCCGCGCTGGTCGCCGCTACCAGCACCGCGATTTGGTTCTCTAGTTCGGTCAGTTGTTCCGAGATGCTGAGGTTGGTGACCGAGCCAGATCCTGCGGAGGCCGCGTTGACCGGGCCAACGAAGGCCGACAACCGCTGCATCCATTGAACCATAGGTTGTGTCGGCCGCCCGGACCCGTCCATCAGCGGTTGATCACCGAGCGGCGGGACAATCCTTTGGGGGGCCGGTGCGTTGCCGCTCACGGAGCGAGTCTCCCCGCCCCGTGCTCATCGGTTCTTCGACGCCAGGGGGCACGCTGCCCCGCAAAGCCCAGCGTTACCATGAACCGCCACGCCGATCGGATCATCAGCCGATCCCTGCGGCCAGGTCAACATAGGCGCCGATGATCGTTCGCCTAACGGGATCACTTATCGTAATCCGCAACACCCAAGCGCGTGACTCGCCGAGGTTCAGCCACCGCAACCGTTTGGTGTATTGGCCGATTTGGCCCATCGAACGGCGGATAAGCAGCGGCTTCCAGGTCATTCCGCCATCGCGCGAATAATCCAGGTTGAGTTGCGGGTCCGGTGTGTCGAGGTCCGCCGTCGCGGCTTGGATGTCGAGTTCGAACTTTCGGATGAAAATCCGCTTGCGGTCATTCTGGATCGGCGGCGAGGTCACCAGCATGACCATTGGGTTGCCGTATTCCGTGAAGGCATCGAAGTCCGAGAGCCCGACGATCCCGGCCCAGGCATCGCCGAGAAGAGCCAATCCTTGCCAGTTGATGCCGACGATCCCGCGCCAGCCGCCGAGCGGGCCGCTGATGGTGCCGGGTCCGATAACCGGGGTGGGTGGTGGTGCTGGTGGGAAGGGTGGCCAGACCGAGAGGATCGCCAGACCGGCGAAGCTGGAAGCCGAGCCCGAGACCGGAGTGACCTGCCCCGAGCCCGAGAAGAAGGCGTCGCAAACCATGAGTTGCGACTGATCGTCGGTATAGGTGTTGAAGCCGAGATCGCCGGCCCCGACCCCGGTGACGGTGTTGGCGGTGTCCGCGCCGCTGGCGGTCTGTATCCCCAGGATCGGCGCGATGGTGATGGAGGAATTGAGGTATGGCAGGTTGCTGGAGGCGATCCGGCATTGCGTGAGGTCGATCGGCCAGTTCACATCCGGCAGCGCCAGGCGCCAGATGATCGCGGCCGTGGTTCGGCTGAGACCGACCAGATAGCGCACGCCGGTGTTGCCGTTCACGTCGGCGACGATGATCCCGGCGTGGCTGTCAAAGCCGATGCCGTTGGTGGTGATCGTGCTGAGGCTGGCATCGATCCCGGCGGCGGACAGGCTCCCGATCTGACTGCCGTTGATGTCGGGGTTGGGGGTCGGCCACGTGGCGATGTTGTAGTCTTTGGCTCCCGAGGTGATGGCGATCGTGTAAACGCCGACCGAGGCTTGCGCGCCCGAGAGGGTCTTATCGATGAAGTAGGCCGTCGCGATCGAGGTCCCGGTGTAGCCGGGAACCATCCACGAGTGGCCACGAAACGCGCCGGAGACCACGATTGAGGCCCCGGCCGCCGTCATGTCGTCGGTGCGCAGGATGTTGCAATTGGCGCTGATCGATGACTTGCACAGGGCGTAGGCCACACCGCCCGTGGTGATGCAGCAGATCGACTCGCTGCCCTCGATATCGACGGGGTAGTTGCCGAGCGAGGAATTGTTGCTGCCGTGGCTTGCGGTCGACTCCAAGGTTGTCGGATCGAGCCGGTAGACCGTCTGGCTGTTGGTCGACCCACCTTGCCACAGACAGTTGCCCGCCGCGTCGCAGCCGGCGGCGAGCGGTGCGTTGCCGACGTTCGGGGAGCCCACCACCGAGAGGACCGGGTTCTGGGTCGCGAGCGCGACGGTGTAGATCCGCTGCCCGCCGCTCCCGAGCAACCACAGGTTGGTGTTCGGCCAGTCAACGAGCACCATCGACGGGTTGCCGGTGCTGTCGCTGGGAATAATTACTTGGGCAATCTGCCCGGCTAGGTCGGCCATGGCGCTACCTTAGCGCGAACGGACAGCGGACAGGTCGCCCCATCCGCGTCCTTTGCGGCAGCCTCGCCCCGCGATGCTCAACCAAGCCCACGGTGCCTTACCTGCCACACCACGCCATCCTACGGTCATACCCAAGGGCTCCCGTAGGACTGTCGCTGGTGCCACAATTTTGTGCTCAGGTCAAAAACCCAGGTCGCTTGTCCCGAGATGAAGTTGCACACCAAAAACTTGTGGCCCTCTTGGTCAAGCACGAAGGCGATGCAGTCGAAATACTTCTGCGGATACTGCGCCCAAGCGTGCTCCATCGCGAAAGTGCTAATCCTTTCCGGTAGGAAGCCGTTGTTCCGGTAAAAAATCCCGTCGTCGCCGAGCCAAAAACAGGTGTTATCCTCGCTCGCGACCGCCAACGAATTAGAGAGTCCGCGCTGGATATACACGCCATCGTAGCGCTGGAACGGGAAGGCCGACGCCCCGCTGTCATACCAAACCTCGGTGCAAGGCTTGCTGGTAAAAATCAGAAGTTGCTCGTGAAAGTTGAGAACAGCCAGGACAAAGCCCGTGTTGGCGGTCGCGGTGGCGAAGTCCAAGCCGCTGTATTGGGTGCCGTCGTTGATCGCCGATAGGAAGAATTGCCGGGTGTTGGTCGCGGCAAAGACGAAATACCCATCCATGAAACAGACGTAGCAAGGCGGCTTGAACGCAGGCGCCAGGATCTGCGCCAGGGTGGTGCTGCTATCCTTGATCGTGGCCCCGGCGCTAACCTGGGACGGCACGCCGTCCGTCAGAATGATGGCCGTGTCCGCCGCGGTGACGGTCGAGGCGGCCGTGGTGGTGAAGGTGCTCCCGTTATCGAGCGGGATTTGCAGCGTGTCGCCGGAGGTGATCGTGCCGGTGATGTTGGCCGGGATCACGGTCCCGCCGCCCAAGCCGGTCGCGCCGGCCGTCAACGACTCGCTTGCCCCGGAGGAGACCGCCGGGAGCCACGCGATCCCGATGGTGGTGGGCCATTGCAGGGTGACTACCGCAAGAGCCGAGGTGGCTTTCACGCCGACGCCGATGATGTGGGTGTTGGCGTTGATCGCGGCGGCGAGCGCTGCGGCAAGGGTGGTGGTGTCGTCTGCCCCGGTGACGGTGACTGTCACGGTCTGCGGGCTGCCGCTGATGCTCCCGGAGGTCGCGGTGATCGAGATGGTGTCGGCGTTGGTAATCGTGCCGCCCACGGTCATCTGCACTTGGTTGACCGGTGCGACCGTTTGCGTGGTGACTTGGTTGAGGCCACCGGGCTGATACACCCAGCCCGCGAAGCCATCGACCATGACGAGTTGCTGGCCGTTGTCGGCGAGGACGCACACGCCGCCCAAGTTGGTCTGCCCGATCAGGGTGGCCGTGCCGGTGGGGGTGACCGAGTAGAGCGCGCCGCCCGAAAGGACGTAAAGCAGGCTCCCCATGATCCATAAGCCCTGGACCGGACCCTTGCCGCACCTGGCAAAGACCGAGAGGCCCGGCGTGCCGTAGATCGGAACTTGGCTTTTCGCCTCTTTCGGCGAGGTCTCAACGAAGGCGTTGATGCACTGCTGGGCGATAAGCTGGGTCGAGCGAGCTTGATATGCCTGACCAGCGAATTGAAGTTCTGCCATAGCGCCGCCATCCTGGGGTGTGGGCGCTGCTGGGCCTGCTCTCTCTATAGCTTAGGCTGGCAATGCGGCGGAAGGGTTGCCCGATCCGCCGCCTTGTGGTTCTAGCCCCACCGGGCCTCGCGAAACCGCGCGACGCCCCGCCAAGCCTGCCACACCATGCCAATGTCCTAAAAGGACGAGCAAACCATAGGCCGACTACACGCCGGTGTGGTAGCCCGGCTCGTGTGCAACCCCAAATAGCACGGCCTCGGGTTCCCGATCCCATTGCTGGATGCGTTCGAACCAAGTTCCCGCCATTTTCCCGATCAAGGTCATCTGATCCATCGGCGTCGATAGCTCCGGACCGATCTCTTGGGCCAGGTTCCACTTCAACGCGACGGACCATTCGACCGGCAAGTCCGGCAAGTTGGCCAAGTTTGCGAAGTCTTGCAGCGGGCGTTGGGCCGTGAACCGGAAGCCCGATTGGTTGTCGATCGGGGAGGGCCAGAGGTTGGCCTGCGCGAGGGGGGCGGTGTAGGCGCCCTGGCTTGTTCCCGTCTGAGGGTCGAAGAAGAATTGGGTTATCGTCCCCTGATTGAATTTGTTCGGCAGGTTCTGGTAATCGGTCCGGGACAGCATGATCATCGGGTTCTCGATCCTGCTGTTGTAGATAAACCGCCGGCCCGTATAGACGCGGAGCGGCCGGACCAATGGCACGTCATAGCTGAAGATCATCTGGGTCGTGCCCGCCGTCGCCTGGCTGGGCAGGGGGGCGGTAAGACCGATCGTGGTTCCGCTCACCGTGGTGATGGTTGTCCAAAAGTTGCTGCCGGAGTCGAGTTGGACCCCGATAGTGTTGCCGACCACGAAGCCGCTGGCTGACTCCAAAACCAGCGTGGTCGCGGCGGCCAGCGCGGTGCTCGCCAAGGTGGTCATCGCCAGCGAGGAATAAAGCGTCGCGTGGTCGGTGCTGCCGCTCCCGATATAATAGAGCGGTTGGTTCGGCTGCGGGAACAGGATCGCCTCTTCCTCGGCCCACAGGTGGATGCCGGAGACCTGCCAACCCTTTGTCATCGCATTGAGCGCGGCGAGCGCGTTGGTCAGTTGTGCCCCGGTTGGGGTTTCTTCCTCGTTCACAACCTGGCAAATCCGCAGCGCGGCGGTGATGATCTCCACGGCGCTTTGGCTGAAGGTGTAGCTACCGCTGGTAGTTAAAACTGCCATCAGATCATCCCGCAGGAGAGGAATTTTTGCCCGGTCGACGGGACCGATAGATCGAAGGTCTGCACGACGGTGCCGACGTAGGCCGAGGCGGTGAACGAGCCGGCCGGAAGCCACGCAACGTTGTCGTCGCTGTAGTCGATCGAGAAGGTCGTCGGGCCGTTGTTGGTGATGCCGGTGTTGAGAGCCATGGTGGCTTCGACCACCTTCACACCGGAGCCGAAATCGTAGGCCCACCACGCGGGGAAGAAGCCGTTGTTGGCTGCCCAGAACGTCGCGATATTGCCATCACAGGCATTGCCGGCGGGATTGGCCGCGCTGGAAGCGTAGGGCGTGCCACCACCGAACAGACTGCTGCCGCCCTTGGTGGATGCCATCGTGGTTTCGGAGATCGCCGCGGTATTGGTGGCGGCGTTCGAATACATATCGTAGCGCCAGTAGCGGTGCGCCGAGCCCACTGCTGCCACCGGCACCTGAAAGGTCTGCTGCGATCCGGCCGTCCAGGCGGTTTGGCTGGTAAAGCCGGCCTCGGTGATCCAGGTGGCGTCGTCGTCGGAATATTGCAGCAGGAATTGGGTGAGGGTGTAGGGCGCGAAGTCGGCGCTGCCGCTTTGGGCGGTGATCTTCAGTTCCAGGACCCCGACATCGTTCCCCGAGCCGAAGTCGTATTCCCACCATGACGGCGCGGAGGATGCCCAATTCTGGACAACCGCCCAACAGGTCGCGGTGTCGCCGTCACAGGCTTTGCCGGGATCGTTGGCCGGGGATGAGTAGACGCCGGATGCGGAAGCTGTGCCCGAGCCGATCTGATTGGGTCCGCCATAGGACGCGGCCATGGTGATTTCGGCGATCGAGGCGATGCCGTTGGTCTGGCTTTGGGTGATCCACACCCGCCAATAGCGGTGTGCCAAGTCACGTCACCTGATATTGCAGGCTGATACAGGCGTTCGCGAAGGTGGCATCAGCCGTGGCTTGGTTGAGCAATTGGATGGTGTCGCCGGCCGCCATCGTCACGGCCGTGAAGGTCGGGAAGGTGACCACACCGCTGGTGTTGATGCTGATCGTCCCTTGGGTGGTGATGGTGCCATTATGGACGGTGTTGATTTCGAGCGTTTCGGTCGCTGTCGGGTTGGTTGGGACGTAGGCTTGAGCCGTGCCGCCATTGGCCAACAGGGTGCCGCCTTGGGTGAGCGTCACGTTCATCTGCTGCGCGTCGGACGGAACGCCGATGATCGGGAACGGGATGGTGCGGATCTTCTCCGAGGCTTCGATATCGAGCGTGCCGCCGCTCAATGAGAGCCCGGACCCGAGCGCGGTGACAACCCCACCATCCCAATCGGCATTGATCGTGCCGCTGCTGGTGATCGGGCCGCCCGAGAGGCCGGTCCCGGTATCGACCTCGGTGACGCTGCCGGTGGCCGGCGTGTGCCAGGATGGGTTCGCCGCCGCGCCGCCTGATTGCAGCACCTGTCCCGAAGTGCCCGGAGCCAACACGGTCCAGGCAGACGCGGAGCGATACAGCACATCGCCCTGCGTCGAGCCCAAGGCGGCATCGAGCAAAGCAGTCACCGTCGTCGCGGTCGGTGCGGCGCTGCCCGAGGTGGTATTGGCCAACACGTCATGCGAGGCGATGGCCGCGAGCGCGATGGTCCCTTCAGAGTTGATCGTGCCGCCGCTCAATCCGGTGCCGGCGGTGATCGACACCACCACGTTGAGCCACTGGCTGCCGTCCCACATCGACAACGCGCCGGTGTCGGTTGCCTCATACAGCGCCAAGGCGGTCCCGACCGGTGGCGTGGCCGGACGAGCCGCCGCCAGGCCGCGTTCGAGGTAGTCGGTGATATACGTGCTGGCCATCAGGTCTGGACCAACACCGGCGTCCCGGTGCTATCGGTGATCACTGTGCCGTCCTGATTGACCAGATCGCTGACATTGGCAGGCTGCGAGGCTGTGATGTCGAACACTTGGTTTTCCAGGGGATCGCCGAAGCTGCCGCCGACCGTGCCCGGCAATCCCGGAGAGGCCCACGAAATGACATTTCCGGAAATGGCGGAAATCCGGAACTGGAAGATGTTGCCGGTATTGTCCAAAGGCACTTGGCAGATGTCGCCGAGGCTGAAGCCCTGGCTGTCCTGGATCTCCATGGACAGACTGCCGGCGCCTGAGAAGGCGGTCACGTAAGAGGCCACGACGGTGAACTGATTGCGCTGGCGGTCGCGGGTCCATGGCGGCGCTTGTTCGTCGCGCACACCTTGAACCATGTCTTGCGGCTGGCGCGGGTCCCAGTGCGACCCGCTGGTCATTACCCCATCCCAGCGCAGCCGGGCCTTGGATGACCTAACCTTAAAGCCCGACCTATCGTCAATGAAATACCACTGACCGCCTACGTAGTGCCGGTCATCTGCCATCGGGCTCCCTCACGATTGGGGAATGCCCTTCAGGCCCTGCATGATGATCGAGTAGGAGCCAGGCTGAGTAACCGGCGGTCCCACGGCCCCAGGACCCGCGAACGTGGTCGTAAACAGGATCGACCCGGTCGCACCCGTCGCGGCGGGGTTGATCAGCCCCTGGATGCCGCCCTTGCTGTCGCGAAAGTCCATTCGGCCGAAGCCCTGCAACACCAGAAAGTCGGTGCTGGAGTCAGCTTGCCAAAGCATCTCCAAGACCATGTTCGAGACGCAATACCACAAGCCCGTCACGACCAGATGGACCCCTGGATAGAAGGTCTGGCCCTGGACCACCACGCCAAGATCGCCGTCCGATGAGGCGTCGACCTTTACGACCCCGCTCTCACCGGTGCCATCGGAATAGCCCGTGAAGCAGTAGGCCCAACGACTCGGACCGTTTTCGAGCAACGTGCTGGTGACGACATCGCCGGCCATGGGTGCGCCTTACTCGTTGAACTGGGCGACGCCGAACATCCCGACCGAAAGCGAGGCGTTGGCCATCATCGTCAGGGTGGGCCGCACAAAGGCCGCCAGCACCTTGGTGCCATTGGCGGTTACGCCGGTGCTGAGGGTGCCGCGCACATCGCCCGTGGTGGCCGTTGCGGTGGTGGATACGGCGGCGGTGAAAGCAGCCTTTGCCAGCACCACGTCATCGAAGAACGAGACGATGTCGGCGAAATTGTCGGCCCGCAGGTTGAGCCCATAAACATCGGCAGTGCCGATCGAATAGTTGTGGGTGCCATCCGTGAAGCCCGGCGTCGCCGAGAACACCCACTTGAACGCTTTGAGGCCATTCACCGTTGAAGCGGCCACGGCGGTGATCTCTTCCGCCATCGGATAGCCGTAATAGTCCGCCCCTCGGATGGTGACCACGCCACCCGTCGCGCTGGATGCGGCGGTGACCGACACGGCCCGCGCCAGGCCACCGCTCGGCGCGTAGAAGCCGCTATGGAAGCCTTGGCCAAACGTGGTGTAAATCGGGTTGCCATCGATCGCGAGCGACCCGACTGGTATGGTGTTGCCGCTGCCCAAAGCCAGGAACGCGGTCGCCAGCAGGGTGATCCCGGCTCCGGTCGAACTGACCAAGGTGAACGGTGTGCCGCTGGCGGCAACTTGGAGTGCGGCCATGTTGGCGGTCGCTGCGGTCGCCGGAGCCTGACCGACGACCTTGCAGGACGTGTTGGCAAACCACGCCTTGATCGCGCCGTGGGTGTCATTGGGAGCATACGGCGGCCGTGGGTCAGCAACGGCAAACCCCATGATCGCGCTGTTGGGGGCGATGTCCGGCCCCTGCGCATCGCCCGGCGCCCCTTGCGGCAGAATAACATGCTGCGGCGTGTAAACGATTTGACCAGCGGCCATATGCAGGGCACTCCATAGAATGGGAGACGCCGGCTGCTCGCGCGGTCGGGCGCAGAATATGCAGGCAGGGGCTGTTGTGCAACCGCAGCTTATGCGGAGAAGCGCGGCACTCGCTTGGTGCGGCCTTCGTCGGGCAACAGTGACCCGAGTGCGTTCGGGGGTGGCAGTGCCGGCTCGTCCATAACGCCCTCGCGCATCTTGGTCTCCGCGCCGGCCTGATTGATCAGGATACCGAGTCGCACCACGGCGGCGGTCTCTCGGGCGATGTCGATCAAGCCTTCGGACAGAAGATCAGCGCCGGAGAAGCGATAGTCGCGTCCGCCTTCGTCCATGATCTTCACGTCGCTGCCCTCGCAACGCCGCTCGGTGATCGCGTCGATCGTCCGTTGGGCAACGCCAAAGTCGCTGAAATTGAAGTCCAATACCGTGCCGGTTCGGAATATAACGCGCACAATATACATAAATTGATTTTCCCCGATTGGTGGGCGGCCATAGGCTTTAGACCGTCCCTATCGGCGGGACAATGGCATGGCAGGCAAGGATCGCTTCGTCGGCGGACCTTCGCATCACTCGGCACTGCTGTGCGCGGCAGGTAACGCGCATCGGAGCACTTCACGGCTCCGTACGACTGGTAGGGCAGGCACATCCCGGCGGCTCCAGGTGGGTCCGGCAGGGCCGGCTAAGGCAGGGCAGGCTAGGCAAGGTGTGCTTCGTGCCTCAACGAGCCGCATCGCTCGGCGGGCAACGCGTAGCATCTCTAGGCTCCGAGTCACTGGCTCGGTGCGACTCGGCAAGGTGGCGCAGGATTATCCGGCCACCTTGCAGGAGCCGAGATGTTCGACCGCGAAGCTATGACGCGCGAGCTTGTCCGGGACGAGAAGCTAGAGCCGCAGGTCTATGACGACGCGACCGGCAAGCCGATCACCAAAGGCTCAACCCTGATCGGCTACCCCACCATCGGCATCGGCCGGCGGCTGGATTGGCCCGGCGGGCTGTCCTCGGCGGAAAGCTACGCGCTCGCTGACAATGACCTAAACCGCTACGAGCGCGAGCTATCGCCGCGACCGTGGTTCGTCGGCCTGGATGACATCCGCCAGCGCGCTGTCGTCAACATGCGCCACCAACTCGGTTTGCAGGGGCTGCTCGATTTCCACGACATGATCGCCGCCATCGAGCGCAAAGACTACATCGCCGCCGCGGCTGCCGGGCGGGCCTCGCTATGGTTCAAGGAGACCCCAGCCCGCGCCGGCCGGTGCATGAACATCATGCAGTATGGCGTGGCACCGGCGGTTGACGCCACCGAGGAAGCCTAAGCAGACTGCTGGCGGCATGGCGTGGCACGGCTAGGCGACGAGAGGTCTGGCCGGGAGACGCAAGGGGAAGGGCGGCTGGGATCACTCCCACCGCCCCTTTTTCAATACAGCCGGAGTTAAACCCCAGGCGTCCCGTAGGCTCCGCGCCAATCCGACCAGTAAGCGGAATACCGCTCATAGCAAGCCGCCTTGGCGTTCTTAGTATCGAAGTCGTTATCCTGATCAAAACTGATCCGATCGCGCTCGAAATACTGGATCGAACGCGGGATGTTGGTCCGAATGAACCACGCCGTCCCTGACGAGAAGTAATGGTTGACTTTGATACCCTTGGGGAAGGCACCAGTGGCGCGCAACACGTTAATGTTGTTGTTCGCGGTATCACTCTGCAACACAGAATGAAGGATGCGATTACCCTCGAACCACTGCTGCGGCGGCAGATGAAGCGACTGTGGCAGCGCGCTGATCTTCATGCCACGGTTGTTTGTGGTTTGCATTATTTGAATGCAGAGGTCTTCGACCGCGATTTCCGACAAATCCGCAGCCACGGTCAGCAAGTTCGACTGGTTGCCGGAGAGGGTCGGATGCGAGGCCGAGAACAGGGCCACGCCATCGGCGCCGGGGAAGGAGCTATTGAAGCCCTGGTTGTAGATCGCCGCCAGGACGTTTTCCTTGGTCTGGCGCATCGAGAACGCCAACTGCTGGGCACGTCGCTTGGAGACCACCTCATAGAGATCGTCTCTTAATTCTTCGTAGGTAACGATATACCCGAGGGCATACGCCACGTGCGTGTAGCGGCTGACCGGGCCTTGCACTTCGGTGTCGTAGAAAATCTGCGACCCCTGCGGCTTGACCGGCGCCAGGCCGAACCCGGTGATTTCGACTTCCTCTTCGTAAGCCTTGTCCGAAGTATCCGTCTCGAATAGATCCGGGTATTCTGGCACGTGTTCATCGTAACTTCTGCCCCACCACGCGCGAATACCCGGCCAAAGTGCCTTAGGATGTGACCCCGTGGTAATAACGGCCATTTTATACTTCTCCTATAGTGAAGCAATACTTGGCGAAGCCACTGGCCGCCCGGCATTGATCGTTGAACAAAATCTGATTGGAGAACCGTTCGGTGGCCGCGTTACTGTGCGTGATCGAACCGGATAGGACTTCAGGTGATGACCAGACCGAGCGAGATGCCGGCGATCATTTCCCGTGTGGATGCTAAGGCCGCTGGCCTCAAGCACTTCTTCACGGGCATTCCGTGCATACGTGGGCACGTCGCCAAATGGACGCTCCGAGGTGCTTGCCTCTCGTGCGCCCGCGAAAACACGGCGAACCATCGCGCCAGAGATCCAGCCCGCATTGAGCGCCTGGCCAACGCGCCGATCCCCGAGGAGACCGACAAGATCGTCTCGCGCCGAGATGCGAAGGCTCTCGGGTTGCCCCACTATTTCACCGGCATCCGGTGCGTGAATGGTCACCTGTCCAAACGTAGGACCAACGGTAAGGAGTGCCTCACCTGCCACCGGGAGGCGCGGGCGATCGTCCGCCAAACCCGAGGTGGCGCGGTCAAAGCCCAGAAGGCTGCGTCCTACCTGCGCCACCAAACCGAGGTGATCGCCAAGGTAAAGACCTATCAGACCGAGAACGCGGCTGCGGTTAGCGCTCGGACGAGGCGGCATCGCGCCGCCAACAAGGTCACCATCGCCGCGAAGATGAAGGTTTGGAGCAAAGCGAACCGCCCGCTCCTTCGCCAACACGAGGCCAACCGCCGCGCCCGCGAGGCTGGCTCCGAAGGCTCGCACACGGCAGCCGAGGTTGCCGATCTGCTGATCAAGCAAGACCATGGCTGCGCGGCCCCGTGGTGTGGCACCTCGCTGTGCGGTGGCTACCACGAAGACCACATCATGCCGTTGGCGCGGAATGGCACGAATTGGATCACGAACATCCAACTGCTGTGCCGCCCCTGCAACCAGTCCAAGTCCGACCGGGACCCGGTTGAATGGTTGCAGACCGAAGACGCAAGGAGAGCCGGCGAGCATATTGGTTCTCGTTAGATGCCGGTCGTCGTGTTCCAGGAACTCAGGTTGGCTTTGACGAGCCATTTGGCGTTCACGCCGACCGCGTTGTCCGCTTCCTGAAGTAGCTGGACGATGCGCATTTGAAGCGCGGTGGTGTTGATGGTCGAGCTATCAAGCTGCCACCCCGAGAGGCCGGTGACCGTCGAGCCGGAGCCCGCGACCAAGCTGGCGTTGCGTCCGGAGGCGCCGGAGACCAGCGCGCCGCCCACCGAGTCTTCCTGGATCTTAAACAGAAGATTGGGGTCGTCGGCGACGTAGATGTAGGCGGCCTGCGAGGCGGCCAGGTAAGGCGTCTGGCTCTGCAACAGCGGGATCGTCGTCTGCCCGGCATTGTTGGAGATGCCCATGAAGACGCCGGTGATGACATTGCTCGTTCCGGCGGTCGCGATTTCGCAGGTCTGGACACCATTACCATCGGAATTGGCCGTGATGATGACGACCGGATCGCCGAGGTAGAGCGCGGTCCCATTGCCCACGGGGACATAATAGGTCCGGACGGCGCCGTTATAGGGCGCACCCCACGAGTAGGCGTAAGGCTGAAGCCCGAAGGGTGTGTTCGCGTTGGCCATCAAGACCCCCAGCAGAGGCAAGGTTCATTGCAGCCGCACGACCGGAATGGGCGCACGACGGAGATAGCCTATGTGCTGATCGGAAGGGCTGCTTGCCCGCGGGGTTCCGGCTACTGGCGGAGGCCCGGTGAGAGAGGGAGACGCGCTATGCTGTGCGCTGCTTCCCGAAGTAGATACCGCGCTGCGGGACATAGCGGTTGTCTTCCGCCCCTGGCCCGCCACGCCCGGTCCGAATGTCGGACAGGCGTTGCTCTAAAGCGTCTTGCTGGACGCCCATATCTTCGTAATACCACTGTTCTGGAATTTCCAGCAAGTAGGAGCGGAGTTCTTGGCCGCCTGCCTGGCGTCCCGTCACAAGCTGGACATTTTCACCGGTGGCCGGATCGATGACGTGGCTATATCCGGCCTGCTTGGCGCGGAACAGCCGGCCCGGCACATCGTTGAACCAATACCGCCGGAAGCCATCGCGCGCCGGATAGGCCAACCGCAGTTCAGCCGCGCCAAACGGAATACGCTGGCGGGAAGCGGCAGAAACCCGCGAGCGCGCATTGGCGATGGCGGGCGCTGGATCTTCCGCAGGGTCCGCACCGCGCGTGACGGTCGGATCGATCCGCTTGCCGAAGATCGGTTCGTCCATACCGGCGTGGTGACCACTGAGGCCGGTGAGCGAGGCACCCTCTTTGGCCGCGATGGCGGACCGCCTATCGTCTGCGCTCTCGGCCGCAAGCATCTCGCGCAAAGACATTAAGTGCCGTCCTCAGGAAACTGATCCCAATAATTCGCCGCCCACTCAGCTTCTGTCAACGGTTTTGCGCCGTCCTTGCGCCCGATCATTTCTTTATAGCGATTGAACTGCGCCTTGCTCTCGCGTGGCACCGAGTTGAAATCGCGCTTGGGCCGGCCGGGTGTGGCGCGTGACACCGCGCTGGGCCGCTCGCCGACCGGCGGGTCCTCGCCGTCGTCGTGACCGTTCGCTTGTTTCGGTGGCGTGGCGGCTGCTCGATTTGGGAATTTTTCAGGGTGCAGCGCTTTGATCGTGCGGGAGACGGTGGCCAGGTTATCAGCCACGGAGAGATCGGGCCGGCTGTTGAGGAGCGTCATGTGCAGCGCGTTGGCCTCGCCCTGCAATTCGAGGTCGGAATAGAACCACGGATTTTGCCTGCCCCAGTCTTGCACTTCCTGCGGTGGCGGCGGCGGTTGGTTGTTCTGCGGAGGTGAGGTCGCGGCAGCCTTCGGCTGCGGCTTGCTCTTTTCCAGATCGGCCAGTTCGCCGTCGACCTTGGCGAAGGCAACCTTGTCGCCGGCTTCCACTGCCGCTTCACGCTCGGCGATCAGATCGCGGCGGGCGCGATCGTAGGCCCGCTGGCCGATCGTGCGGCTTTGCTCGGTCAAATCCGAGATCAGGGTTACCGCCTGTTCGAGTTTGGTTTTGGTCTCGCGGGCCTCGCGCTCAAGGGTGGCGTGTCGCTTATCGAGGGTTTGCAGGTTCGACCACATGACCGCTGGATTGCGGTCCGCCGTCTCGACAAACGCCCTGGCATCGACCCAGCGATCCGGTGGTCCGCGATATTCGTTTTGTGGTTTCCAGCCAAGGCGCCGCGCGAGTCCGCTCACCTCATCATCGTTCATGTCCAGGCTGGGCGGGGCCGGCTTCTCGGTCCCGGTTTCTTGCTCGGCCTCTTGGCGAGCGAGGACAGATCCCGACATTTATGCTTTCCCTCCGGCCCGGACGATCCTTGTTGTGGGTTCGCTTGCGGTCTCGATCTCACGATCCTCTACCGCGGCGACGACGCTGTCCCGCATTAAGCGATACAGTTCGCCATCCACGCCATAATGCTCTTGGCCGGCGTAGCGCTGAAACCAAACCCGGTCGCCGGGCTTGGGCCGGTCGCCCTCCCAGCGCACCAATCGATCGGCGTCATAGGCGAACGCTTGTGGCCCGCACTGGATCAATACCCCGGTGGTCGATCCGAGCGAGGTGGTCTCCTTGGTCTGATCGGCGACCATGATGCCGCCCGAGGTGCGTTCGGCGCCGCCATCCACCTGGACCAACACCATGTCGCAGAGTGGGCGCAGCCCGGAATGATTGATCCCATCCCACGGCGCACGCTCATAGACGCCACGACGGGTGACAAAGGTCCGATCTTCCATCAGTCATCTTTCTCCAATTGCCGCCGAGATGCGCTCACGCATGGCGTAGCCTGCCATGGGCCAGAGCTTGCGGATCGCGTCCTCGTAAGCGAATTTCTTTCCGAGTCCCGCGTCGAAGTTTTCCGCTGTCACCGGCGCCGACATGCCGATGACGACAAAGCCGTTGTCGAGAAGCAGCGTGCAGACCGAGACATGCGCGAGACGTGGGTCCGGCGCACTGGCGGGGTAGCTATCCAACATGGAGTCGAGCGTGCGATCCCAGCGTTGGACAATTTTAGTTTCAATCGAAGCGAGCGAGACGCGGCGGTCGTGGTGCTTGATGACGGTGACGCTGGCCCGTTCGGTTTCTTCAATACTCATGTGCCAGTCTCCTTACCGGCCGGGTCTTTATCCGACAATACGAGCCACGACGAAACATATCGCAATTCCACTGAGAGGCTGTCGCGCAAGCGATCATCCTGGAGCGCCGCCGCCTGCTGCACGTTGACAAAACTCGCTGTCACCAAAGAGGGCCGATGCCGCCAATAGAGATGCCGCGCGCCTGACACCTCGATCCGATAGTGCCGCGCCTCGGCGAGCCACCACGTAACCGCTTCTTCCTCGAAAACAAACCACGAAGCCACGGGCTGCCCTGGCTTTTTTATTCCGCCCGAAGTCAGGCAAATGTATTTTTCGCCGGTGGGAGCCCGCGCCAGGTCCATCGGCCCGTCATAGTCACCCACCGGAAACCCCATGGCATCATGGACGGTATAGTCGGCCTCAAAGGCTGCGACCGCGTCGGCGAGATCCATGGCTTTTTCCTTCCTAGGTTTCAACTCCATAGAATTGCTGGATTTCTTCCAAGCTCAAGTTCTCCAAGAACAGGCAACCCATGATTTGCCCACGCACGACTTGTTCGAGCGTGAGCGTTAGGCCGCCGTCGATCCAGGCATTAAGCGCCTGTTGGCCCCTGGCCCGGCGCCATGCTGGCAGATAGTCCCGCAGCAGCATGAGGGTTACCGGGTGGTGCCGCCATGCCTGGAATTGCTGGGAGGTTAGCTCCCGGACCAGATCCGGCACCTCCGGTTGTCGAGGGGTCGGCGTCTCCTTGTCCACCCATGGCGTCGGCTTGTCCGAATGCGGCATCTACCTGCAACTTCAATCGTTCTAGGTGTTGTTCGACCCACCCAAGTTGCGCGTCATTGTCCAATTTCCGCGCCTGCGCAAGGAACAGTTCGGCTTGCGCGATCTCTTTGACCATCAGCGCCTTGTCGTGATGCTGGCGCAGCAACAGATCGGCGGTCTCACGCGCCTGGCGGATGTCGAGTTCGCGCCCCTTCAGCGCCACCTTCGGATCTTGCGGCGGCTGCGTGGCCAACAGCAGTTCGGGGTCCGGGATGTTGGCGGCATCGAGCATCCGCAGCCGGATTTCTTTGCCGTTGAATAATGGGTCATCCTTGAACTGAAGCAGGAACTGCGCCCGGCCCATGCGCTGCATGTCGGTGACCATCTGCGGATCACTGACCGGGGTTACCCCGCCGGCCATGCTGTAGTCTTGGCGCGTGATGGTCCGCCAGAGTTCCCCGTCGAGCCAGCCGCTTTCCTTCGGCAGATAGAGCCGGTTGAGCCGGAACAATTTCCGGAATTCGTAGCCGAGCGACCGATGGATGCGCTTGTGGATGGCCGAGTAGACTTTCAGCCCCTGCTCGATCACCGCCAGCGTGGTGATCCCCGAGGTGTTGTCGCCCGGCATGTCGCCGACCATGATGTCCTTGACCGCGGCGATCTCCTTGCCGGCTTCGACAAGGAATTGCACCAAGGCGAAGAGCACCTGACTTGGGCCAGGGAACGGCAGCGGAAAGATGTTGTCCTTCAGCGTGCCGCCCATGGTGTTCACCGGCTTGTATTCGCCGACCTGGAAGCGGACCGCGCCGGTGTTGAGCGAGATCCCCGAGCCGATGAAGCCGCCGCCGACATTTTGCAGGTGGCCGGCGTCGAACATCTGATTGAGGCTGGTATTGATCGCTTCGTTGATCGGATACAGCAGGTGCCCGAAGCCGAGATCGTAAACGTTCGAGCCCGGCGACGGAATAAACCCATACTTGGTGTAATATTCGACCTGTTCGATCCGCCGCACCCGGCCATCGTCGGTCCACTCGACGCCCGCCATCTCATAACCGGCACGGATGCGCGCCAGGTGTCCGGAGTCTTTGGCGATGGTGACGATGTAGGGCTCGGCGTAACCATCCCCGTCTAGATCGTAACGGCGATGCTGTTCGAGAAAGGTGACCGGGCTGTCGAGGTCGGTCTGGTCCTTCTGCAATTGGTCGGTGCCGTAGTCCTCATCGAGAAAGATCTCCGACCGGATGCGCTCCTCGATCTCCCAAGGGTAGAGCTCGATGATCTCGGTCTTGCGCGGCGCGGTCTCGAACGAGCGGGCGTGATAGTTGACCACGAGATGGGTCGCGTCGATGGTCTCGCTGACGTTGCGCCGCAGGTTGGGATCGAACATCGACTTGCGGAACATGCTGCCAACGATCGGCAGCACCACCAGCATTCGGTCGGTTTGCGGCTCCCACTCCTCTTGCTCGGTCAGGAGTTGCCAACTCATGTGCCGGCCGACCAGATCGGCGCGGTGCTTCTTCGCCCCCGGCGCGGAGACCCATTGGGGCTGACCGTCTATCATCAGTTGGCCGCCGGTCGAGGGATCTGGCGTCGGTTCGCCCTTGTCGTCGCCCACGACCTGGCCTTTGACGACGCCGCTATCACGCACGATAGACGGATAGGCGCGGGCGGCGAACTGGATCGCGGCCGAGGTCAGGAGCGGATAGACGACATTCGAGGCCCGTGGCCACGGATAGGTCTTCTCCTCGACAACCTGCATGGCGAAGTCGAGCCACTTTTTGTATTTTTCGAGGTAGTCGAGTCGGCTGTTCTCATCGATATCGTATTCGCGCTTGACGATGCCGGCCAAGGTCGAGATCTCGCCGCTATCGAGATCGTCGGCGATGTTGGCCATCTTGGCCCAGTTCGTGAGTTGCTTCTCATGCTTGAGACCCGGCTTTTCCTCGACGCTGGCGGCCGTTTCGTCCGCATCGATGGGACCGCGATCGTCGTCAGACCCAGCAGCGGGCGGCCCCAGCGCAGCAAGCGCGGCAAGCGGAGTTCCGGGCGCGGTCGGCGGTGGCGCCGCACCGTTCAAAGTCGTGCTCATGCCACTTCCCTTTGAGGAAAAACCGTGGCCACTACGACCTGCGCGGCAACCTACTCCCCCCGCGCCGCGAAGCGCCATAGCGCTGCACCGAGGCCCGCGCCGCAGCATGGGGAAGCTCTTGGCCGAACTGGCCCTTATAGCGACCCGCAAAGACGCTGATCTCGCCGGCTTCCAATTTTAGGATTTCTCGGATCGTCGCCGAGATCGCGTTGGCCGGCGGTATGCCCGCGGCGACCAGATTGTGCGCGTGCCGGAGCACGGTATAGGCCGCCAGTTTGGTCGCGTTCTCGTTCACCACCCAACGCAGGGCGGGCGGCAGCATGTCGAACGCGTCCAGATCTGCCTCTCGGGAACTGGTGAAAATCGCTCCGGCATAGACGTTGTTCAGTGCGCGTTGATCGACCCCCATGGGCTCACCCTCAGTATCCGGTCACCCGGCTCCGGCTTCTGTCCATGATAGCGTCGTCATCATCATAGCGACCACGGCGCGGGGCAACCGCTGTGCGCAGCCCTGACCCGAACAGCCGGGTGCCCGAGTAGCCGAGCGCATCGGCGATATGGGAATAGTGGTTCTTCTCGGGATTTTCGCTATAGCGCTCGCCGGAGATCCGCATCCGCCGGAAGTGATAGCCACCCATCATCGCCCGGCGCAGCATCTTGCAGCGAGGGTGCAGGGTGAATTGCGGGTAGCCTCCGTCCACCAAGGTGCGCAGCGGTCGCGCCACGCTCTCGATACGGATCTCCAAAGTCTGCAACGCGGGCTCGATACCGATCCCCTTGGCGTGCAGGATCTGAAAGCAGGTCTTCTCGTCGCTCTGTGCCCGCTGCGCGCCGGCCGGATCGCCGACATCCTCGAACTCGAACCGCGGATACTGCCGGGCCGAGTGATCCAGCACCTCATCTGAAAAGCGGTCCGCGCCCATCGAGGTCGCCGCCATCTCGTCAAAGATCGCCCATTGGCCACGCGGGGTGATCTGGCTGAAGGTAACCGCCGGGGTCAGCCCAAAGTCCCAGCCGCGAAGGATCGGTAAGCCCTCGATCGGCCGGGGCCACATCTTCTTGTCGGCGGGGCAATGGATGGTGTCGTTGTAGCCCGGCCAGACCGGCTTACCTTCGATGACGAAGCCATATTCACCATCGATATAAACCTTGACCCATTCTGGGTCCTTCCCGATCGCCAGCCGCTGATAGTAGCCAAGCGGCAGGTTCGATAGGTTCTCGGCCTGCGGCGAGCGGCCGGATGGCTGCTTGAACAACTGGCGGTAGTTTTCGACCGTCATGCCGGGGATCACCTCGGCCAAAAGCGCCACGCGCTCGGAGTGATCGGTCTCCTCGAAAAACTTAAACCATTCCGAGTCCACATCGGGCGCGTTGGTGTCGGTAAAAATTCCTGACCATGTAGGACCGCCATCTTGCTGGCGGGGATAGCGGCCAACACGGCCTTCAAGCGCCTGGAAGATGGTCCACTCGATCTCGCGCCCCTCGTTCACCCAAGCGCCGGTCAGGTCCAGCGACAACAGGTTGCCCAACTGGTCCGGCCGATCGAGCGCGCGAAATAGCACCTCGATTTCCGCGCCGCACGTGTCTCCCTCAGCCCGGAGCGCTCGGATGGTGTAGAGGTGCTTGGAAGGCGTCCAATCGCCGAACTGGTAGGGCGGGAACCACTGAAGGAATGTCCTGATCGTGGTGTCGGACAACTGCTGATAGGTGTTTCTGATCACCGCCCATCGCGTCCGGCGAACGCCATCGACTAATTGCTTCTGCTGGATACCGCGCTGACCGATCTCCACGCAGCAGGCCGACGACTTGCCCGAGCCAAACGGACCCATCAACCCGCGAAAAAATGCGTCGCTGTTAAAGAACGCCTCGATTGTCGGCATTCCGCTGCAACTGTAGACCATCGCCATGTGTCAGCCCTACACGCAAATACCGAGGGTTGCTATCATGGCTGGGCCGACCGCCGGGAGGCGAACGGCGGGGTCTCACTTCTTCTTTTTGCCGATCCCTGGAAACTTCGACCGCACCTTGGCCCGAACCTCGGCCTTTTCCTCGGCATCGCCGTGCTGGGAGACCAGCGAGAGCGCGATCCGGGCGTGCTTCTTGTCTTCCACCGGATAGGAGCCGGCACCTTTGCCGCTCGGACCCTTTCCTTTGCCTGGTCGGGCGAAATCTTTACTCGGAATGGCCTTTCTTTGCGCCATTGTCAGCCGTGCCATGGCCTATCGACCCCCGATTACGTCCGAAAACCCGGTTTAGCTTCCTTTTTTGCAGCCTTAGCAGCCTTTTTGCCCGTTTTTGGCCGCTTTTTGCCCGTTTTAGCCATTGCGACTCCGCCAATAGCCTTCGGAACGCTTCCGGTGGTGATCACGGCCACAATTCAGGAGCCTGGCTTGCTGCCGGCCATAGGGTCGATCGCGCCGCCGCCCTGTTCCAGCGCCTTGTCGCGGATGGTCGCGCGCATATCCGGGCTGAACATCGGGGATAGACGGCGGACCGGCTTCTGCCCGAAGGCTTGGCTGGCGCCTGGCGGGACGTAGGCGAAGGTGCTCGGATCGTCTTGGTCAGCCATCAGACCACTCCTCTTATACTACGGCATCATCCGCTCGCGGCCGGGGATCTTCCGCCGGTCGGTGTAGCGCTTGGTGTCGGGTGGGGTGTTCGGCACCGAGGCCAGGAACTCGTCTTCCGCCCGCATCGCCGCGATCGTGGCTGGGCCGACGACGTTCACCAAGGTGCAGATGCGCTCGTTGATCGTCATCCGCGGCCGCGAGGCCGAGCCCTGGCACCAATCGCCGTCATCGCCGGGGTGCTTAGACGCCATCACGCTTCTCCTTTGCCGCCACGGCCAGCCGGTCCAGACTGGGAGCCGCTATCGCCCGGTTGCGGGCTGTCACCGATCGGGGCGGTCGGCGGCGAGGGCAACGGGGCCGGGGTCAGCGTCGCGGGCGGTTCGGGGTTTGCCGGTTCGACCACCTGTCCGGGTGCCGCGGCGTCCGCAGGCGCAATCTTGTCCCACGAGATCGCCCGCTCACCCAGCCGCGTCATCCAATCTTTGAGGATGGCCTTGAAGGACAGCAACGCGCCGTGGTTCGCCGGCAAGACGATCTGATGCTGCGAGCCGTCCTGTTCGATGCCGTGAAGCGTCGCAGTGCCATCGTCTTGGTTTTTAATCACCACGCCGATATCTGGCATGACGGGAGCGGCCTCCGGGGCCGGATCGGCGGCCTTGGCGGTGTCTTTGGCCATGCGGGCCTCTCTCTATAGAGTATAAGGAGTCGGTTAGCGCATGGACCCGTGGTCTGGGTGTGCCTGCGCGTGCATCATCATGCCGCCAGACTTGATCGGCCGGCAGCGCTCTTTGTCGCTGCACATCTCACCATCGCTGGTCTTAGACCAAGTCCCGCCCATGCGGCCGGCGGTCCGGGTGCCGGGGATCGAACCAACACCGAAGTTGCCGCCGCTCATCGGGCCATCGCCGGAAGCCATCATCTTGCGCTGGCGGACGCCGTCGCTGCCCATCTCGATTTCATGGCCGGGCGCGTGCGAAGAATTTTCCATGGGTCGCCTCTTTTGCAGAAGGAAAATTGACCGCTCCGGCCTGGGGGCAGACTACTGAGAAACCAAGCCGGACGCTATAACCCGATCGCCGGGTTACTTTTTCCCATCCGACCCAACCGGATCGTGCCCCACCCGGACCATCGCCCGGTTGGCCGCCGCCGTGAAGCTCGCAAGCGGAGCGTCGCCCCGATCACTCTGCAAAGCGGTCGGTGCCGCAAAGTAGACGTTCCAGCCATCCGGCCCCTTGCGGATCTGCACATGACCGGCGAACCGCGCATCCGCCAGAACAGCCAAAGCCTCCATGGTCTTACGAACCTTGGGCTTCGGCTGCTGCTTCATACCGTCTCAATCGCCTGGATGCGGACAACCTCGACCTGACCGGCCTCCGGCAGCGTGCGGTGGTGGCGCAGCACATGCAGCGTGCCGCCGGCTCGGGCCGCCAATCCCATCGCGGTCTTAATGTCGAGATGACCGGGACGGGTGACCACCTCGCGGCGGCTGCCTCGAACAACGATCAGTAGGCTGTGATTTGGGTCCGCCATAAGACATCTTATACTCGATACCGCCTCCCCTCGCGAGACGGCGGGCGTCATGGAAAGGCAGGATCAGCAACGCTTCAGGGGCGTCGCAGCCCACCGCGCGGCAGGTTTGGCATTGGCGGTTTCGGTGGTTTCGCGAGGCCGCGTCGATCAGGGTGAGGCAGGCTGGGAGCGGGCGGATCGTTCTGGCCAATCAGATCGCGGATCGGTCCCGCAGGCGTCGCGTCGAATGGTGAGGTGACACCCGCTTGGCACCGCAGATCCTGGCCCGGCAGGCGTGGCGACGTAGAGCATCGCGCATTTGGGTCGGTGCGGCATGATTGGGCAGGCTTCGCCTGGATGGCCCGACTCGTATCGTGAGAGTGGCGGGGAGTGGCGGCGGTGGCAGGTTTGGCCACGATGGCCACGATGGCCCGGCGTGATGGGTGGATCTTGGCCCGGCAGGTTAGGTTCGGGGTCGATGGCGCGTTAGGTTGACTAGGGCTCGGCAGGCAAGGTTGGCTCGGATACTCTCGGCTAGGTCCGGCTCGCGCGGCAGGCTAGGCAGACCAAGGTTGAAATGGCCCGGCGGGGTGGGGCGCCGCTCGGCAGGTAGGGCAACGTAAGATTGGCAGGGCGTCGCTCGGCAGGCCGATTAAGGTTGGGTCGACTGGCGAGGTATCTCTTGGCAGGCGTGGACTGGCTCGGGGTGGCGGAACTAGGCCGGGCGTTGCAACGCAGGCACGGACTGGTTTGGTGTCTCTTCGCCAGGAACGGCAACGCAGGCGGCTCTTGGTTGGCTAGGCGAGGACGCGCCCCTCGCCAGCTACCCCACCGGCACCGGACCAATCGGCACCTCAGCCCGCAATTCCCAATGACGGCAAAACCCGTGCGGCGGAACCAACGGCCAAATACAAATCGGCCGCAGAATTTGGTTCTGCTTCTGCCCAGGAAGCAGCACCTGCCCAGGCTGCGGCGGCGCTAACTCCGCAATCAAGTTCAACGTCGGCGGCTCGCCATGGCACTCCAACCCATTGCCGACACGCTCGGACCAATAGCAGGTGTCGCACCGCTCGGTCCGCTGCCCACCGCTCGCAGGTATCTGAATTGCCCGCAGCCCGCCTAGATTTATATCGTTCATGGCCAACGCCCAGAAAAAAGAAGGAGCGCCGGAACCAAAGGGCGCCGACGCCCAAGTCGGGGAGGAAACGTCCAAGCCCTAGACGAGTGTCTAGGGAACTCCTCTCTCACACGTGAGTGATATTCCCGCAAGTGATCATCGGCCCACCTGCTTGACCCGGAGGTTCCTAATCTTAGGATCAAACCCGCCGGCCGTCGCGAGGACGAACGGCACTCATGGCAGGCTACGCTCATCAAGGCTGGGCTGGGAAGCGTGGGCAACGCCCCGCTTGGAAGGTCGGTGGCTCACACAATGGGCCATCAACCACTCACTCCCAACAAACCCGATACCCTATGCGATTTACCAGCGGAAACGCTCCCCCGCACGCGCGCACGCGAGATACAGACTCTGTCCTCTACAGAAGTAGAGTGCCCCGAACCGCCGTCCGCACCTAGACCAAAACCACCGAGCCGGTCAAACCATGTTTGACTATCATGCCTACCTCAACAGCCCTGCGTGGGCAGAAAAAAAAGCCCACTACGTCGCCATCTCACCGATCTGCTGGGTCTGCGGGTGGCGACCCAGATGGCCCATGTCCGGTTTGCATCTGCATCATCTGTCCTACGCCAACCTCGGGAACGAACTCCCAACCGATCTCGCTCTCATCTGCCGAATTCACCACGAACTCATCCATACCCTCGCCAAAGCCCCAGCATACCGAGACTTCTCGCTCGCCGAACTCACCCACCTCGTCAAAGCCACCTATCTGTTCGAGCGACAGCGAGCAGCACTCTTCAAACCAACCCAACAAGCCTGCTGATCCTCACTCCCAAATTTTCTGGGAGACGATCTCTCACACCGAACGCAAAAAAAAACCGGCAGCCCAGCAACTCAGATTTTTTTCGGGCAAACGCGCAGCCTCTGCAAACCTCAAAAAATTGTGAGGAAGGGAGGCTACAGGACGGTCTCCCAAATCTCAGATTGTCGTGTGGGAAGGGGGGGACCCGTCCCAGTCCTCGCCCAGGACAAACTTGGGGGGTGGGGGGGCAGAAAGCGCGGCTATGTGTGGCGACGGTGCATCACACACGCGTCCGTGGTGGCAACACTGGCGCAGTGCATCGTCAAACCTTCATTTGATCGAGAGGCCGATAGATTTATCAGCCATTGCGGATGACCTGAAGAAACACGGGTGCGAAGCGGTCCACCGGGCGCCCATCTGGGCCAATGATGGCGGTCTGGTCGGTGAACATTGACAGGGTTTTCCCCAATAGTTCCAGCGCTCTAACCCTCGCCGCATGGCTGGCACCCGGACCTGCATAGGTGGACTCTCGCACGAGACCGCGAAGGACGGAGTCGGTCGTCACTGCACAGCGTTCGGCCGCTACAGCCAATTGCCGATCAATTGCGCTTTTAATCTTAGCATTGCTCAGAAGTAGCGATGCTTGTTCTGCGGCCGATTTAACGGAATAGCCTGCATCGATCGCGGCTTGTGTGCCATTTGGCAGGCTTACGTAGTGTTGGACGAATTTCCACTGTCGGTTGGTTAGACCGTGGTCAGGATCTGCCTCGGTCGCGGCGGATTTATGTTGGCGGAGCAGGTTGGAATTAACGATGAGTTGGGCGTCGGACATGGTCTTGGCGCATATCACGGAACGGTTGACAGCAAAAAGCCCGGACGCTCTTGGGGGAGCTAATCCGGGCTTGGTTAGTTGGGAGAGGGATGTTTAGGCGATGGTCAGTAGTTTGCCGGCTGCGCGTTCAAGGTCAACGCGGGCGTCTTGGTGTTCGATGCCTCTGGCTACTGCGGTCGCGGCGACCACCACGTCCCAGCGTGTCTCTATTGGCCGCTCCTCTTCTAGCAGGTGTGCGGCCTTCATGCTGGAGATCTGGCTCTTGTTGAACCGGGTGGCGAGAAAGGCGTCTAGGTCATCACCGAGGTTAACCTTGCGGGCATCCTCGATTGCCGCTTGGACGCCTGTTGTTGATGAGTTGGCATAGGTCTGTAGGGCGGGAGCGACTTCACGGAAAAACCGGTCCGGTGCGCCTCCGGTGTGGCGGATCTTGAGTTCTTGGAAGTCTGTTGCTCCCCACACAATCCGGTTCATACAGACATAGTCGAAGAGAAATGTCGCGATGCCGAAAGTCGATGACCCTACTTCGGAGTTCCAGACGAAAAAGCCTCTCGCCAGTTCTCCGGGCTCGCCATGGCGCCGGTTTGGTATGCTGATGCGTCGCTCTTCGTCCGCCAGAAATACGAACATATCCCGGTCGGACGCGTAAAGGGTCGTGTTGCTCTTGTCGACCGTGACAGCTTTGCCGAATTCGCCCGGCACGCGGAACTGACCATGGATGCCATCGCCGAAACGGTCGACTAAGCCGCTGACCACGTCCGAATTCCAGATCCGCCCATATTTTGGACCGGTCGCGGCGCGAAGCTCTGGTGTGCCATCGCCACGATAGAGCAGACAGCCGATATCCTCTTGTTGGCGGAGAACTTGCAAGCCGACGTTGATACAATCGGCCGCTAGTTCCGCCGGCAGTTTGCGGAGATATCCTGCGGGTGCCTCCGCCAGTGCGGCGAGTTGGCCAAATGACCAGTTTGTAGGGGCGTATGGGTGACCATTGGGTCCGGTGAGCATGAGACCGCGATGGTCATCCTGCGGGATAACTTGCAGGCGCTTGGACGGTGCGACGACTTCACGTGACTGGCCACGCACTGCGCGGAAATGCGAGAGCATGTCGTCTAGCGAGACGAAACGCTCATCATTCGGACGGCTTGCCCACTGGCGGGACGCTTGCGTAAGTTCCATTAGGATAGGTTCCTTGTTGCTCGTTGGCTTGATCGCCATCCGGCATGAGCAAGATGGTCTTATTGCTGGAAAATAGCATCATCACATTATTATTTTCGATATCACTTTTTTATTTAATGCGTTGGGCTTGTGTGTTGATATGGTTGCCATGGGTCTCGGCGCTGGGCCGGACCGATTGGGGAGTTATCCCGCGATATGAAACAGATACGAGCGAGTGATCTTACGCCTTGGCAGACCGAGATTATGCTCGTTGCTGCGCGGCATGGTCGCAAGTCTTGCGAGGTTATGTCTGGGCGTGGTCCGGACGGTGGACGCATCGCCCATGGCTCGCTAGAGCGCAGCCGCTGTATGCGCCTCTCGGTGATGGGCTTGCTAGCCCGGTGCGGCGGTAGTCACGACATGACAGCGCAGCGGGGCAATACCGTTCACCATTATATCTCGCACTGGCATCTGACGCCGGCTGGTCGCGCGGTAATCGAGTCATGACTCTTTTATTCGCAGTGACCTATGAGATTGTGACCGATGAGTCGGCCGCGTATGGCGAGGCGGAAGAGACCGGCTTTGTCTGTCGCGATGTGACCTTGCGCGATGCGGTGAAAGAGGTTCGTAGCACCCGGACGTATGAAGTCGATGGCGTTCAAGCGATCGAGCCGAACGACTCTTGTCTGTCATCCGCGCGATGGGTGACCGTCTCTAATGGGCGCGAATTCCGCACGGGTGATCAAGAGTCCCGCTCGATCCATTTCCCTCCGTCTCTATCGGGTGGATCGCGTGTGCGGATCGCGCGCTTGTTGGGCGTGCGGCGATGAGACCTTGTTTCTTCAATCCTTCGGACCACTTGCTCGCGAATGATCCAACGCGTGCGGGTGATCTTGCCGCGGGCGTTGAACGCTTTGGGCCGGGTCGACGCTATGCGCTCTATCCTGTCCACACGCGGTTTGATGCGCTGGCTTGGATGGTCGAGGATAGCGCCCGGCTTGATCCTGTCACGGGCTTGCCGGCAGTCATCCGCCAAGGCGAGACGCGGCGCGCAACGCTGGAAAGCCTAGGTGGTCCATTCGACTTGCGCGCGTACGACCGAGGCATCTACGCCGGGCATCTGGCGCACGCGATGTTTGTTCGCGAGGTCTATGTCCTGGCTGGTCAACGCGAGGCGGACGCCGGCTTGTATGCCCACAACAAGCAAGCCTATCGGCGGAGTTTGGTTGACGCGCGCAAGTGGCGCCCAATGGGGAGCGCGCAGCGATGAGTTCAGAAGAAATGCGCGACTGCTGGTTTCAGTTTGGTTTCTGGATTGCGCTGCTCATGGTGAGCAATATCGCGGTCGCGTTTTAGTAACTGGTATCGGAATAGTCCGGACAGAATTGGGAGTTGATCCAATGGCTTACGCAGTGCCTTACGCTCTAACCAAGATTGACATTGCTGCGCTCAAAGCGTGCGACTTTTTGTGGGTCGGACTAACCCAAGACACGCCGGAATTCGGACAAGTCGACCTTGTTAAGCGAGCCCCCGAGGCGAGCGAGTCCAATCCTTTCCCAACCGAGGCGAGGCGGACCTTGCCGGCACCCGTGACGGTCCAAAAGGAATATGACCGGAGGGAATTTACTTACGAGTGCCGCGCGGTCGTCTATCCCTACCGGGAGCAATGCACCGAGGTTGCGTCTATGCTTTCGATACTGCGGGTGGACGATACGATCATGTTTGTATTCCGTCCTGATGCCCGGACCACTGGCGACTTGAAGGACGCCGGCTTTCACCATGACGTGCTCTATTTGCGCGCGTGGCGGAAAGATAAACAGATTGCCGAATTCGGGATTTATAGCTGCGTCTCGCAATCTCGGTGGCGCTTGTGTCGCGAGACGGCGCCTGTCGCGGCGATCACGGACCAGACAAGCGCCTGAGGATTGCCCTAGTCCCGTGGCGCGCGGAACCATGGGACTCTAGCAATCGCCATGGTGGCGATTAACCCGGAGGATAGATCCGATGTCGTTTAATTTTCACTCAGCAACCACGTGGGACAAAGAGGTCACGCTTACTTGGTTTCTCTACAACATGCCCGTGGAGACGCGTTACGCGCTCATGCGGGATCTGCCACAAGCGTATAATCGCTTAATGGGCCAGACGGTGGTTAGCGTCACATCCAAGCGGGATGGTTCCGATGTCTGAACCGGTCTTTACCAAGGCTTTTGACGCCTACGTGTGCGACGGTGAGTCGATCAAGGGGGAGCTCGACGGGTTTACTCTGACTGCGACATGCTACCGCGATTACCTGGAGTCTAATCCAATGGCGACAATCACCCGAGGCAGCGATCTGCCCTATAGCGATCGATACAAATACGATTTCCGTAAATGCCTTCCGGCCGATGGCTGGGCGCAACTCGATACGCGGCAAGACGCGTCTTACTATGGGAACTGGGTCAATCCGTTAACCTTAGAACTATTCTCCTACTGCGAGGGTGATATCGTCCACACGAAGTGCGCGGATGAGGCTGATTTCATCGCCACATTGCGGACGTGTGTGGAATGGCACCGAGAGCGGGAATATTTCATCGGGATCGATGGGATGCTTAACGAGCCCATAATTTCCGCATTAACCCGCTTGGGCTTTGCGGCAGACTTGCACTGACATGCGGGCCGGCGATCGTGCCGGCCTCAAACCTGGAGTGTGATCCAAATGAACGAAGTATCGGAGATTGGGCCATTCGTGCCCAAGGCTGGCGGAGGTTCGCGCGTTGCTCGTCTCAGTCTGGTGACGGGCCAGTCGGGTTATGATTTGAGTCTGTTCCTGGACTCTGTGCCGGGCACCGACACATCCGGGTGGATGCTGGAGGTCGCAATCGACCCGGACGGCGCGGTGAATGGCCAGATCACGGCGCGACCGGGATATGATGCCATTGCCTATTTCGACTGCCGGGTGGATCAGATCAAAGTCTATGACAATCATCTGGCTGCGCCTGTGGCGATCATTAAAGAGGCTGAGGTGCCGCCCGAACGCGTCTCGGCTATCGTCTCTGAGGGCCGCCTAGAGAACCTGATTGCTGGTCTGGAAGGACGCGAGGGCTTCGCCAACTGGACCGTCTGGGCCGACGAACTTCGGCTGATGGTAGGCGAATTGCTCAAGAGCCGGGCGCTACTGACGACCTTGCGCGGCGTGCTGGCGGACGTTCGGGCGCACAACGGCAATCTGAATGATCCGCACGGCGATACCAGCGGCGAAGACGCCAAGGCACCCGATGGGGATGACTATAACTACCTGCTTGGCCTGCTTGCGCCGCTCTATGCGCTGACCGGCGAAGAGCCCTAATGCGCGCTCCGACGCTTCCGCCCGTGCGGCGATATCTGGTCACCCTCACGCCGGCCATCCGCCGGTTTGGGGGCGGCCATCGCGCGGTTATCGTGCGGGACGTGCCGGATGGCGTTCACGAGGTTGAGGCGCGGTCGTTTGTGGACCTGGAAACGGCGATCCGCCGGCTGGTGCAAGAGACCGGACAATCCTGCACGGCCTATGTCGTGATGGCCAATCCGCGCGAGCGCAAACCGGATGGATTTGCGGAATGGTCAATGGCCATCGCGCAAGAGTTCCTAGAATATTCTCGGGAATAAGGCCAAATTAACCCTTGGTTCCGGCGATCCAGCCGGCCAATCCCTGGAGCTAGATCCATGTCCTGTTCGATCGTTGACACTGAGACCATGACGAAGGCTATTCGCGCGATCCTCTACAAGCGGGGCGGTCGAAACCTGATCACCCGGTTTGGACCGTTCTGGACCGAAGAGACCTACGCGGGGCGCGACATCGGGCGCGCGCTCTTCAAACTGAACGCGGCGGCCTACGCGAGCCGCTACCCCAACGAGCCGGCGGCATCGGCGGCGTCGCTGGCGTTCGACTTCACGGACTGGCGGCCTCTCTCGCATGACGACCTAGTAGTCTGCTGGAAAGCGCTGCGCGTTCTGTCTTACCAGTGCGACGAAGGCGAGAACGGCGACCTGCCGCTGTCGGTGGCGATGGACGAAGCGCTGCACGTGTTAGCGTTCGAGGTCATCGAGGGGCTTGAAGCCTACAAAAAGGCGCCGTGGTGACGCGGCCTAAATAGGAGATCCGGTAGATGACCGAGCGCGACGCGATCCCGATCATGCACCCCGATGAGTTCCGCGAGTGCATCAAAGCGATTGGCTGGCGGGTGAGCGATATCGCCTGGATGTTGGGGATCGACACACGCGTGTCGGCGCGCTGGGCGTCTGGCGTGCGTGAGGTGCCGCGCTATGTGGGGGCGTGGCTGCGGATACTGGCGGAATTCCACACTGCCCACCAACTGCCGGAAAAATGGCGCACCGAGGATATGCGGGCGGAGGAAATCGCGAGCTAGAGCGCGATTTTGTGACAATACAATAAATAGTTTTTGTGCAACTATTTTTCGGCCGGTTCGGAATTATCCGCCGGATACCACGGAGCGCCACAAGTGGCAGACGAAATCCGGCTGATGGCTTTTTCGCCAATCCCAGATACGCGCGTCGAAGCGGATCTTGCCTACTATGGCGGTGAGATCGAACGGCTGAAAATCGAAGTGCGGCGGTGCAACAAATGGCATGAAGCCAACATTCGCAATCAGATCGCCGCGGCAAACGACGTGCTCAAGGCGCTGTTGACGCTGAAGCTATACGTGAACGGCGGTCGCTAAGTCTGAGACCCTTAACCCCTTGGAGTTTGATCCAATGTCGATGACGATTTCCAAAGTTCTGATCCTGCTTGATAGTTGGGCGGCCGATGCGGACGGTCGGGTGCTGACCGCGCCGGATGCGTTCGCGGTGGTGACCGCGCACCAACGAGCCGGGCGCTATCGGGCGATGACGACGGCGATCCGGGACGCGCTGGCGGCCGGACAGGTGCCGGCGGTGGTGTCGGCGAAGCGGCCTGCGCGCAAGGCGGCGAAGACTCGCGTGATGACGGCACCGGAGTTCTGGGAAGCCCATGCGCTCGCCAAAGCGGCAATCATGGCTGTCTATGGCCAAGGCTGGGCGTGCGCTGCACCGATCGGTGAAACCCTGATCGTAACGCTCCCCGCGCGCATCCTGCCAAGCGCTCGCGGCACACGGCTTGGCCGGTTCCCGGCGGCAAGGTATTGGCCGGGCGGCGTGCTGCCGGACGGTATCGAGGTGCATCCCGACTATCCGCGCGTGTCGGCGGCTGACTATCACCGGGCGCATGGGCGCGCGGCCTATGCCGCGAAGCTACGGGGCGACGCTCCGCCGTGGGGCATCGATGACGATCTCGATGACGATCTCGCCGAGGCGGCAGATTGAGCCATGGCCATGCAATTTATTACGACCTGCATAAACTCTACTTACGAGCCGATCCGCGATCTGGTCGATAACTCGCGGTCGATCTCCTACCGCACGGCGCGACGCAAGATCGGGCTCAAGGCGCTTGCCGAGGCGTTCCCGTCCTATGACTGGGACGGCAAGCGGTCGCGGCCTGGATATATGCCCATGAAGCGTGATTGGCATGTGAGCTACCACAAAGGCCGATATTTGGGGCAACCGGTTTATTATGTCCGACACTCGTCCATCGAATACATCTTCGGAATGTCCTGATGGCGACCTTGGGTCTGGTCATCGCTCTGACGATCGCCGGAGTCGGGGGCGTCGCGGAGTTGGCGGTCGTGTGGCTGGTGATCTGTTCGCTGCGCCAGATCGGGCGGATGCCGGATTGAGCGAGGTCGCGCCCGATCCATCGGGTTTCTTTTTCGAGCGGGACGGGGTTATTTATTTGCCCGTCAAGGCGACCTGCGAGCGGCTTCAGATCCCGCTTCGCCCGCAACTCGCGCGGATCAAGCGCGACCCCCTTATTCGCGGCGGCTCGCTCTATCTGGTGCTGGCCACCAAGGGCGGGAAGCAATCGACGCTCTGTCTGTCTGTGCCGGCTGCGATCTGGTGGCTTGCCCGGCTGAATGTGCAGCATAACGCCAGGGCGCAGGCGATGGCGGCGGTTTGCGCCAAAATCCTTGCGAAAGGGGCGCCCGGTTGCCCAAGAAGAGAGATCGACAAATGGACCTGTCCGAACTGATCCCCGACACGTCGAAAATGCGGTTAACGCAGATCGCTGGCGGGATCGAGGTGACCTTTGACGGGGCGGGCTCGCGCAAGTGCGGCTCGTGCCAACTCTGCTGCCGGGTGCTGCCGGTCCCGCAACTGCACAAGAAGGCGGGGCAGAAGTGCCGGCATCAATCCTATGCCCGTGGCTGCACCATCTACGCCAACCGGCCGGAGGTGTGCCGGCTGTTCTCTTGCCGGTGGCTGATCGATCCGGACACCGCTGATCTATCGCGGCCGGACCGGAGTGGATATGTGATCGATCCTAACCCGGATGAGATCTCGATGAAGGACAACGCGACCGGGGCGATAACCCATCTTTCGGTCATTCAGATCTGGGTCGACCCGCACCGGCCGAACGCACACCGGGACCCGGCCTTGCGCGCCTACCTTGTCCGGATGGCTGAGGCGCACGCGGTAGCGGCCTTAGTGCGCTTCGACTCCGTCCGCGCGCTGGTGCTGTTTGCGCCTTGTCTGGCAAGCGATGGCGTCTGGCACGAGGTTGCGAGTGGATAGAACTCCTAAAGGAGCTTGAAATATGACTGACCTGATCACGGTCGCGCTCGGGATCTGCCGGCAGATGCACCGCAGCCCCTGTCCGGAGCCGTGCGGCTGGTGCCGGGCGGAGGCTGAGATCGCATACAAGTGGGACGCTGCCGTTGTTGCGCTCCCGCAGTCCGAGGGACGTGAGTCGGTCCGCTAGCCTTCGGCGTTATGCAGGGTGGCGGCGATTGCCCGGCTTGTTTGTGCGGTCGTTCGCATCGATCGCGCCGCGTTGGCGACATTCGCTTCGATGCCGAGGGCTTCGGCAAGGCGGCCGTAGGCGTCCTGGGTGATTTCGCGCTCCCCGGCGCTGAAGCTCTCCGACTCCAAGAACAAGCGGCCGATGGTGGCGGCCAGCACTTCGACGTTGATCATCGAGTCCGGTGACGGCATAGGCTTCGGCTCCCCTTCGGGCACATAGGCGGGCCTGGGCGGGATCGGCACGGCTTCCACGGCTTCGACCAGCGCTTCGAGGTGCGGTATCCAGGTTCCCCACGCGAACGGGCGCTTGCCGGCCCGCACGGCGTTCATTTCGCCCATGCTGGAACCGAACCGCTCATAGACGGAGACCCACGAGAAGCAGCTTCGCTTGACCAGCGACTCTAGGTGCTCGACTTGCTCGGGCGAGAGATATTGCCAATCAGCCATTTGCCAATCTCCTGTTGCGTCCCGCGCTTCGTTCAATACCGGCGCCAGGGATAGAAACGGCGGCGCACCGTGGGAATTGCCCGGTGCGACCCCACGACGACGCGGCGCGCGCTGCGGATAGGCTCCGCGTCCTGGGCCGCCCATCTTTTGCGGCAAGGCGCGACCTACGGGGTCGGGGGTAGCGGATTGGCGACGGCGGCGGCGACCAGTCCATCCGTGTTGGCGGCAACCGAGGTGTGCAGGGCGATCACCGAGGCGAGTTCGGCGTCCGTAGCGCCCGAGTTGAGGCTGTTATTGATTGCGGTCTGGAGGGCGGCGGCGAAGCCTTCAAGGAGCGCGGTATTGCTCGCCACAACGCCTTTTTGTGCCGTCACGTCGGCCTCTAACTGGGTGATCGCGGCGTCCATCTGTTGTGTGATGGTCTGGGACATTTGGAGTTCCTTCAAAATCGTCTGAAGCAGGGCGATGATTGCTTGCTGCCCGGCCAGCAATTGGCTGATGCGCGGGTCGCAAGCCTGGGGAAGCAAGCGGTGCCAATTGAACGGCTGGATCGGTGCTGCCATTGCGGCGAGCGTCCTAGCAGTTTGTGCCGGGTGGGCAAAGCGTCCTAGTGGATGGTGTGGTTGTGTAAATTTGGCCAATAGTGCCGCAAGTGCCGCAAAAGCCGTTCTTGCTGATCGTCGGCATCGGTGCATTCCGCGCATAATCCGAACACGAGCACGGCCTGCGGTTGGGGCACCGACGCATGAACGACGCAGACCGCGAAGTCGCGATCGAGCATCGGCTCGTCGCAGCCGGCGCACTTGGCTGGCTCGGCCGTTGTGGCTTTGGAGGTGATCGCCACAACCATATCGGTTACCATCTGCAATGTCGCCACGCTCCCCGGATCTCCCTTGTCGGCGGCGGCCTTCAGTTCGGGCGCTTCGTGCGGCAAGACCAGATAGATCCCGATCCCCGCGCCAGCCTCAGCGGCCTGCGCAGCGATGAGTTCGATCGCCTGCGGCTTCGGCATCTCCTGCATTATCAGCCTCCGTAAAATATTTCCCAAATGTGATTAACGATATTTCACTTCGGGGCGGTTTGTGGCAGCGTGCCTCCGGCGCGGTCCGCCGCGTCGACCCTCACACTCCATATAAAACACCGAAGGGGAACACCACGCCATGAGATCCTTACCCACGTTCGCCGGGGCGGCCATGCTTGCGCTGCTGGCAGGCACCGCGCTTGCCCAAGAGGCCGCTCCACCGGGGCATATCAACGGCACCGAGGCCGGCACAACGGGCAACTACTGGACGCCGCAACGGATGATGAAAGCGCGGCCGCGCCCAATGCCCCAACGCAATAGCTCGGCCGTGACGCCCAACGCTGGGATGCCACGGGTTGCACCACAGACCGGCCAGTCACAGGAAGGGCAGCCCGGCAGCCCCCCTACTATCGCGGACAGCGAGGCCGCTGACTTTTCTGTCCGCATCCATCCGGCCCTATCAGCGGCGGCGGTCGACGACATGGCGCCCGAGGACAGCGAGCCGCAATCCCCGGACGCCAATTCCAAATTCGGCTTCCCGTTCACCACGTCCGAGGTGCAGCCGGTGGGCGAACAGGTGGCCTATCCGCAGCGGGCGGCCGGGCAACTGTTCTTCACCGAGCAGGGCGCGGGCGACTTCGTGTGCTCGGGCTCAACGATCCGCCCCGGCATCGTGATCGTGGCGGGCCACTGCGTTGCGGCGCCGAAGGCGGGCAACACCCCGCCGCACTATTTTACCAATTTCCTGTTCGTGCCGGCGACCAACAACGGCAGCGCCCCCTACGGCAAATGGGCGCCTAGCTGGGTCGACACGACCGGTGAATGGTGGAACGGCAACGACACCGTGCCCAACGCCCAAGATGTCGGCATGTTCGCGATGAACGAGCAAGGCGGCCGGCGGATCGGCGACGTGATCGGCTGGTATGGCTGGCGGACCAACGCGCTGGCGGGCCAGCACATCACCATGCTCGGCTACCCGTGCAACCTCGACAATTGCTCGGTTATGATCCGCACCGACGCCGGTAACTCGGTGAATGGCGGAAACAATACCTATGAGTATGGCTCGGCGGCATCCGGCGGGGCGTCCGGTGGGCCGTGGCTGATCGACTTCGGCACCGCGCCGAAGAACACCGGCCCGGACAACTGGACCTTGGGGACGGAGACGGTGGTTGCGGTCACGTCCTACGGACCGGCGGGCACCAGCGGCTACCTGGGCGCGAGCCAGTTCAATAGCTCGATGGTCGCAGTGCTCAACTCGCTCTGTGGCGTGGTCAAATCAGCCTGTAATTGAGACCGGGACTGGCGCCTTCGGGCGTCAGTCTCACGGCCGGCCGGGCCGCTGGCGCACGGCGTCCGTCATGCCCATCTGGCCGATCTCCGCGATCGAGAGCGGTTTGCGCCACTGCATCGAGCGCGTGAGCAACGCCAACTCCTCACCCTCTGCCGCGATCACCGGCTCGGCACTGCCGAGGCCGAACAAGATCCGGTCGCGGATCGCCTCCATCTTGCGCCATCGCGTGGGGCTCCAACGGAGCACCGATACCGGGCCTTTACCGCGCTTGTGGAAACTCAGCGAGAGGTGCCAGAGCGGGCGGCCGCCGGCATAGACGGCTCACTCTTGGCCGATGTTGACCGTCAACCCGGCGCTCACATCACGGTCGGCGACCCAGAAGTGACCGGGTCGGATCTCCGTTGTCGGATCATAGACCGGATGGTCGAGCGCGAAGCGGGCATTTTTGTGCAAGGTCGTGTCTCCGTTTTTTCCAGCCGCACGCGAGAGTGACGCCTAACCCCACGACGAGACAAAGCAAGATCAGCGGCGACGCGAGGATCACCGCAACCCCGAACAGTTTATCGGACATGGACCGCTCAATGAGTAGAGGTGGGCTTATCCCGATAAACGCGGAAGGCCATACCGGGAAGCGCGTCCCGCATCAGCTTTTCGGACTCGTGAATTGTGGCGTCAGCATCAACGACCAGCACCTCGAATTCAGCCTCAGCCGGTCGGCGATCGTGCATGGTCCGGATCAGCCGGATCAGTTCCATAAGCTCGGGGCCGGTGAGGTTTCCCCGGATCACGACGGCGCGGTGTTCCTCGGTCATGTTGAGATCACCTCGGCAAAGAGTGGACTGTCGCGGCGGATGCGGTTTTCGCTCATGGCCACATACTGACCATTGAGATCGATCCCGATGGCGTGGCGGCCTAGGCGGTCGGCGACGAGCCCGGTGGTGCCAGCGCCAAAGAATGGGTCGAGGATAGTATCTCCCGTCTTGCTCCCGGCCTTGATGCAGCGTTCGGCGAGGTCCGGCGGGAAGGTCGCGAAGTGGGCTTCCGGATAAGGCGCAATCGCGATGGTCCACACGTTGCGGAGGTTGCGGGTCAGAGATCCGTTGAAGGGATCGGCCGGCTCTTTGACCGCATCAGCGTCATAGAAATAGGCTGGCTGCTTGGTTAGCAGGAAAATGTGTTCGTGCGAGGACGTAGGCCGGTCGGTGACCGGCTCGGGCATCGGGTTGGGTTTGTGCCAGATCACATCGGACCGCAAATACCAGCCGTCTGCCTGGAGTGCCAGGGCGACGCGGGCGGGGATCATCATCAGATCCTTCGACTTAAGCCCCGTCGCCTGTTTTCCCCGCCCCACGCCGGTATCGCCATGTAGCGCAGCGACGTGCTTACCGCCGCTGCTACCGCCCCACTTGGTATCGTTGGCGTAGCTATCCCCGAGGTTCAGCCAAACCGTCCCATCGTCGCGCAGCACCCGCCAAACCTCGCGGAACACCGCGACCATCTCGGCGACATAGGCGTCCGGCGAGGCTTCGAGGCCGATCTGTTGATCAATCCTGACCGCACCACACTTACGGCAATCGCCGCCCATGGCTCCGACACCATCGCGGTTTCTTTGTGCCCGATCATCGACCACACCATCAGCGCGGCCAGCCCCCGGTCGCCCCTGTCGATGATCACACGCGGGATCGCCGCCGCTCCATGTGCCGGTTCCGTAATCACGCAAGCCAAAATACGGCGGCGAGGTCACACAACACTGCACCGAACCGGCCTCCAATTGTTTGAGCACATCCCGGCAGTCGCCGCGGACGATCCGGATCGTCAACGGGTCGGCATCGGCGCGCACCCCACCAAGGCCGGATCGTCCGGCGCGACGCCGTTGGCCTCAGCCATGGCGCGATAATTCTCAAACAGCGCCAGACCGCCGTCATGGACATCTTTGGGGTCGAACTGGCCGCGCGAGAACGCCACCCGCCACGCCAGGGCCTGATCGCCGCGCAGGATGTAGCCGGCGCAGACCGCTGGCCGCACGGGGCCGCTTTCGTGACAAGCGAACGTGTGATCGGCCCCCGCCAACAGCCGCTGCGCCAAACCTGGATCTTTCTTCCATGGCAAAGACGATGGGTCGATGCCGGTTACCGCCGATTGGCGGAACGCCTCGGCCGGAAACTCACCGACGCGGTCTCGGCGCCAGGGGCAATCCGCGCACGGCTGGCGACGGTAGCGGTGGTCAATGCCACCCTCGATTGCCAAGACGGCGTGGTCGGGACCAGCGGGACGCGTGGCGATGATGCTCGGTCGTTTTCTCTGCATTTTCCCCTCAATTTTAACGCAGGGCCGTCACGAACGCGGGGCGGCTTTGATCCGCGCGTGCTGGCGCTCGGTCCAAGCGTTGATCGCGGTCATGTGGGCCTCAAACTGATCCGGCTTCAACAGACCGTCTTCGGACAGTTCCAGCACGCGGTTGACCTTGCGGATGCGCTGCTTGGCGATCTCCGTTGGCGTCAACGGACGCCGCAGCCAATCGAGCCAGCCCATCACACCGCCTGGCGGCGATCGATCTGGCGCAACACCGCCTGGGCCTCGATCAGGTCCATCGCGTAGTCCGGGTCGAGTTGTTCCAGCGTATGAAGGGCCGCGTCGCTGAACCGCACGATGCCATGGGTGAGGCAAAGTTGGCCTAGCTGGGTGCAGGCTGCGCAGATCACGATATCGCCCGCCTTGAGCTTGACCCGGCCGCCGTCGTCGCCGAGCGCGAAGTGAAAATTGTTGTCGCACCATGGACAGTTCACGTGGATTGCTCCTTCCAGCGAGATAAAGACTATACGGTTTTCAAAATAGAATTGATAGGCGCTTTCTCGTCTGTCTGCCGGCGGTAGCTGTCGGTGAGCGCCCGCGCCTTCTCCTTGGTCAGGATCTTTTGCGGCTGGCAACCATGCGGGCATTTCAGCCGAGCATCCCGCGCCGTCCCGAACAGCCGGCACATGAACGGGCGATCCGCGTAGACCGTGCAGCCGCGGTCGAAGAACGCGCAAGTCGCCGAGCCGGACCGGACCGGGTAGGAGTTGCCATCGGCCTCTAGCACCTCGGAGCCGACCGGCAGCCGATCGCGCACACGGGCGAACTCCTCGGGCGAAAACGGCACGATGCCGCAGCAATCGCCGCAGCCGGGCCGGCACGTGAACGTGGGGATCTTCTGGTAAAGCCGTTCGAGGGTCATAGGTAGGGGCTCGGATCGTCGGCAAACCCGCATATGACGCAGAAGCGGTGTTCGACATCCTTCGGATGGTGCGAGACACGCTGACATCGCGGGCAGGTGAAACTCGTCGGGGCCGGCTCACGCCCGCAGAAGTAGCCGTAGGCGATCGGTGCGCCCGGACCGCCCCACCACCGCTCGGCCGCGGCCTGTATCTCCGGCGTCAGTTGCCGCCCGCACCGGTTCTGGCACCCCGGCGAGGCGCAGAACACGCGATCCCGAAAGTTCACCATCCTATCGCCCTCCCCGCCATTTTGCCTTCAGCCACATCCCCGGCTTGGCGTAGGCCAACAGCAGACCAACCACCACCCGCACGGCGAGCCAATCAACCCAGAGGCCGACGCGGTAAAACCCCGTCCGGATCGACCAGATCGCCAGCGTGTGCGCCCACTCGATCGGCAGCAGCCGCAACAGAAACATGCTCACCATGGGCGCCTCGGTAAGTCGCAAACCGGGACCAGATCGTAATAGCGCGCGGTGATCGTCGCTGTCCCCTCGCAGACCAAAACCCGCGATACCGCGCTCCGGGGCAGGCTGAGGCTGACATAACAATGATGCTTGGGCCAGAGCGCCGGCTCGATGGCGATGATCGCGCCCACCGCGAGGTAATAAACCCAGCCGGTCAGCGACCTGCATTGAAGGCGCTGCGCCATTTTGCAAACTCCAAAATCAGATACGTTTAATGCAATTCGATTTCCCAACGACGAGTCGCGTTATCTCTTGTTAAGATAAGACTCACGTGCGCGTAGACTCTCACCTGATCGGTCGGTGCCCGGTCTCCATGCGGTTTTTTCCTTGTGATCATATTAGCTTCACAAACCATGTGAGTGCTCGGGCTCCAGGCTCGCGTAGCGAACTGGTGCCCTTGAGAGGTAAGCACGTCCCGCTTCCGATCCGGGGATATCAAGATCCCCGGTGCCACAGTCCTATCAGCGGGGGCCGCTAACCGCTCCCAACCTGATCGCTGCGCTCCGCTGCACCCGCGATACGGACCGCTACGCGGGACTCTTTATAGGATGATTTGCTTATGAGAGTGAGAGGTTGCTCGATGGTAGCCTCCATGGAGACATAGCTCCGCCCGGTCTAGGTCCCTTCCTCGAATTGCAGTGGCCGTCTTAGGCACCCGCGCGAGGGGCAGGATGGTGATCCGGGTGGTCAGTGGCGCTTGACGTAAGAGCGAGGGAGCCCGATCAAGCCGGGCGCTACCCTGCTACGCGGGGGGCGGCACTGTTTCCTCTAAGTCGCTACTCCGGTGCCGGTGCGGTCCTGTGTTCCGCGGGTGCGGCAATCTTGGGGGCATCTCAGACCAATGTCTGATGGCGCGACGAAGGGCAGCCTATTTTTGGCCCTCCATGGCTGATTGTTTTCTTTGCTTCCGACGTTCTTGTCTCTGCCACCATTTGCAAATCCAGGCGCCGGATGGCACCGGCTCGCGTCCTTGACGCTCCATCTCGGCTCGATATTGCGCATAGGCTCGCCCAGCTTCGTTCGCCGGCGTCGCCTCTGGCACCGAAATGCTGGCTGTGGCGATATTGACTATCGGGTTTTTAGAACGTGCATCCCTATCCCGAAGGCTTTGCACCCACGCCTCATACTTCCTGACTTCCCGCTGTTTCTGTGGCACGCGAGGCTTCGTCGGCTTCCTCGGCTTCCTCGGCTTCCGCACCTTCTTCGGTTGTGTCAGGTCGCCCAATTCCGGTGCCAACTTACGTTCAGCGGCGCGGACGATTGACTCAACCCGGTTCTTGGATGCTTCGGTGACGGCGGCTCGTCGTGCCGCGAGGCGTTCGCCGGACGCTTTCCAGTTCATCCGCGTCATCTAAACCACCCGTGACTTCGCGGGGACTTGCGGGACTTCAGAATGGTCTATACGTTTTTCGTCAACCATTAAGCCTCTTTCGGTGCAGTCGAAACGATGGCTTGGTTATCGGATTTCACGGTCCGATCACCCCGCTCCTGATGGTGGGCACCTGTCGCCGCCGAAGGCAAGGCCGAGTCCTCTCCCATGCCTGAGTGAATTTGGCCTCTTCGGCGGCGGTAGCGTAACTTTCCCACCCTTTCACTGGCGGTTGTCCTGGCTTTGCGCTATGCGCCTCACTTTTCGGGGAGCGTGCGCTTTATGACCAATCCCACCTCACTCGTTCCGGGCAAGTGGACCCGCTTCCAACTCCCGACGGGTCCCACCCTGCCGTCCGGGCAGAAGATGATCTTCTACGTGCTGGCTCCTCCGGGATGGGTTGCAGGTGGCAAGTATCGCTGCCTCGTCTGGGAGCATGAGGACGAAGAAGGCAACCGGGCGTATAATGGTGATGACGCGCTACCCCAAGCCTGCCAGGCCGATGCGTGGTTCAACAACTCCGCCTTCATGGGCGCCTACCCCTGGTTGATCTTGGTTCCGGCCTGCGATCAGACCACCGGCAGCGACGTGGAGCAGAACTTCGGCGGCTGGACCCCGCCCAACGACGACGCCAACGAGGACTCGGTCGCGCTCTGTGCGCAGTATGCCGTGACCAATCTCGGGGCCGACCCGGATGCCCTCGTGGTCGGCGGGGCCTCGCTCGGCGGCATCGGCTCATGGGCGCAGGCGCTGGATCACAACACCAAAAACGGCACCCGCAGCCGGACCTTCTGCGCCTTCATTCCCATGGCCGGCGTGATCGAGCGCAACGGCTACGGCGTGGGGCCGACCGCGGCGCAGTTCGAGACCATCACCGGCGTGCCGATCTTTGCCGTGCATGGCGCCGGTGACACCACCAGTCCGCCGAATTGGGACCTGGCCGTGTGGGCGCACTTCGCCAACGGCGCCCCCACGGTCAGCGGGCCAGCCGGTGCGCAGGCGGGCACCTCCGCCTTCCGGCTACTGTTCGATCCGAACAAGGGCCATGATGTCTGGGACAGTTACTGCCCGCTCCCCGCCGGCAAGCCGATCTGGGATTGGGCGGCGGCGCAGACCGCATCTGGAACAGGAGTCACCCCACCCGTGACCATCACACCCTCGCCCGACGACACCCGCATCACCCCCGGCACCGGCTCGATCACCGACGCCACCGGCAATGTCTGGACGATCACCCCGGCCGGCACCATCGCGCGCAACAACGTCAACGACACGACGACCAAAAACGTCACCCTCATGGCCCTGGAGAAGGGCGTCATCTGGCAACAGAACACGGCCGGGAGTTGGTATTCGTGGCTCGGGTCAAGCTGGTCCGGTGCCACCACGACGAGCCCACTCCCCGGTGGCGTGACGCCGCCCCCGCCCCCACCCGGCACCAACCCGACGCCAGCCGGCTTCTTCAAGGTCTCCGGTGCCAAGATCCTGCGCCCGGATGGGTCGGTCCTCGCGGCCGGCGGCTTCAACCTCAACCAAGACCAGATGGACACGGTCAGCGCCAAGACCGGCACGATGTTCCCCGGCACACGCATCCTGCGGATTGCCAATCGGGCCTATTCTGACCCGTCGACCTACGCCGCCTTCATCCAATGGGCGACCGCGCAACAGACCCTGATGATCTTCGAGGATCACACCGGGATCAGCGCGCCGCCGCTCACCGGGAGCCAGCTTGCCGCCGAGGTCAAGTGGTATGCGGCCATGGCGGCGGCCTACAAGGCCAACCCCTACGTGGCCTTCGGCACCTTCAACGAGCCCGGCAACGGCAACAATCTGGCCGGCATCGCGACGCAGGAAAAGGCGATCTATGACGCCATCCGGGGCGCCGGCAGCTTTGCGCTGGTGTTCATGGAGGAACCCTCCGGCGGCAATCCGGGCCTCGTGGGCAGCCAGGCGACGGGTTACGACGGCAAAGGGCCGATGACGCCCGCGCTCTATGCAACCATGTATAACATTTGTTGGGACCTTCACTACTATGGGTGGGTAACCAACTTCTCCACCGATATCCCGACGATCAAGGCTGGCCTGCAAGGCTCGGTCGGCGGTGCCTCCGGTGTGGCCGGCGCGCAATCGATCACCTCGCTGGATGGTCTGGTGCCCGTGGTGATCGGCGAGTTCGGCAACTCCACAACCGGCGGTGCGGTCGATGCCAACGGGACGCAAGTTTGCCAGGTGGTGGGCGCCTCCGGCATGTCCTATTGCGCGTGGGCCTTCAATCCGGACGAGCAAGGCGACCAGATGGTCACCGATGCCGGCCAGATCACACCCTACGGCCAACTGATTGCCGGGCTGATCTCGGCCACCGCTGCGGCCAACCCGATCGGCGTCACGCCACCTCCGCCGCCTCCGCCACCCCCGACCGGCGTGACCGTGGCTTCGGTTCAGGCCGAGATCGATGCTATCAATGGCGTGCTGACGGGCGCCGTGACGGCCTTGGCGAAGGTCAGAGCCGACACCGCATTGTTGCCGTGAGCCGAGCCGCAATCGTTAACTGCGGTGAAGGCCGCACAAAATTATAGGCGGGATGGGGAGGGTCCGAGTTGGACCCCGGACTCTCCCCTGTCAGCCCCTAGCCGGGCCAGTTCAGGCCGCGAAACGCGTCGCCGCCCCTGCCACGCCTTGCCTGCCGTGACTGAGGGTTGATCCCCTCATGGGTGTTGGGCACCGAAGTGCCGATTGCCTGCCTGGCCAGATCCTTACCCCGAAGCGCGTTGCGATGCCCTGCCTGCCGTTCCTTGCGGAGCGTGGCGCTGCCATCCAAACCACGCCTGCCTCACCTTGACTGGCCAGAAGCGGAGTCGCGTGGCCGTGCCTGCCGTGACCGAGGGTTGATCCCTCGTGGGTATTGGGCACCGAAGTGCCGATTAGCCTGCGAGCCATGCCTGACCCAGCGTTGAGACGCCAACGTTGCCGGCCCAGCCAAACCCAGTGAAGCCCGGCCAAATTCGGCCATGCCTAGCCTGCCTTTCCGGCCTGGACAGGAGAAGCGACACCCTGCCTCGCCCGCCATAACCTACGGTCGCTGCGTTGCCCACGCCACCAACCGAACCTGCCTAGCCTACGAGGCGTTGCCAACGTTGCCGGACCTGCCAAACCAGTCCTTTCCATCGCAAGGTCGCGACACCCGACCTGCCCGGCCTCACCATGCGTCGCCCAAACTCGCGACGGTCAACGTCACCCGCCACGCCTACGATGCCCCGGTCCGATCAGCCTGCCTCACCGCGAAATGAAACACCTCACGTCCGGAACCACGAAGAGCCAACCGTTCCACGCCTGCCTTGCCTCCGTTGCCAAGCCAATCACGCCTATCCACGCCTGCCGTGCCTAGCCGTCCCTAGCTCTTCGCGCCTAAAGCGACCCAGCCTGCGACGCCCAGATAAGCGGTGCGATGACTTTCCGAGCAATGCCGGCCATCGCTACCCCGCCAACGCAGCCCCGTCATCCTCACCAAACCCGCCAAGCGAACCCAACGCAGCCCTGATATCCTCGCCGCACCCGCCGAGCGAACCCAGAGAAGCCCCGCCCCACCAACCAAACCCGCCTCGCTTAACCTAGCGACGCCTCGGATGGCGTAGCCGCACGTGCCTCGAATAGCCTGCCACGCAAGGATTTACCTCGATGCGCAGCGCGGTGCCTCGCCCACCTTACCTGCCTGGCGCTCGGTGCCTCGCTCAACCTCGCCTCGGGCAGCCTGCGTTGCCCCGATCAGCCTGGCGTTGCAAAGCGAAGACCAATCCGGAACACACCTGCCCTGCGTGACCTGCCATGCCCATCGCGCCTAGCCACTAACAGATAGACCACACCGGCAGCGCCACCCCTGGCCTTGCGTTGCCGCGGGTCGCCATCCACCTCAAACCAGCCGTGACGGCGGGTATTCCCGCCTGGATGTTGGACTGCCTGCGCAGCCGTGCCGGGATCAAACCGCCCCGTGATCCGCCCCGCCCTGCCTGCCCTTCAACTCGGCCAGAACCGCCTCCATGATCAGCACCCGCCGTTTGGCCACATCAAAGGATAGCCGCCCGGCCTGGACCCAACGCGGATAGACCGCCCGGCGGGTCTCAAGCTCACGTTCGATTTCGCGGATTTGCTCACCAAGCGGCACCGGCTCGCCGGCAAATAGATCAGCCATAATGAGTGCCCCCGCCTGCCTGACTGGCCCAGCGTTACCGCGCGTCGCGACCCAAGAGTGAGCCTTTGGCAATCATCAACGCCGCCAACGAGGCCAACAAATCACAATAAAAGTATCGGATTTTCCATTGACGGTTTCGGTCCCTGGATTTACGAGTCCTGCTTATGGCAAAAGCAAAATCGCGAGGCCCTGTCAGGGGAACGAAGGCGGCCGACCTGTTCCCCCCGATCGATCAAGAGCGGGTCCGGGACATTTCGGTCATCGTCTACAAAGCCCGACTCGGACGCCGTGATACCGCGGTGATGATCGAGACCCAAGGCGGTGAGAAGAAGCTGCGTGAGCGTGCGGCCTTCTATGACCCGATGACCTTGGCCTACTTCCAGGCATTCGATCTCCCGATCCCACGGCTGACGATTAGCCTCTTGGGTGGGGAGTAACCTCGCTGTAAAGAAGAGGACCGAGGAGGGGCGTGCAAGGCCATCTCCTCGGTAACAAGTTGTTGGCTGTTCACGGGCTTACTAACCGCGACCCAGGAGACCGCATTTAGCGTCCGCTTAGGCGTGCATATCCCGCCTAAATGGCTGATGACAAGTGTGTTTCTCCAAATATTGACGTACTTGGAGAAATGAACCGTGTCACAAAATTATTTAATCACATTCGGATGAATGCCGTCGAGCGGCAAATCGCCGACGCCTGGAACACCATGGCCAAACAGGCCGGTCTTCCGAGCATCCGGATGATGACCATCGCCAGGAGCGCCCACTTGGCCACCCGTATCCGCGAAGTGGGCCTGGATGGCGTCTTGGAAGCCGTCGCGGCTGTGGGTAATTCGTCATTCTGCTGCGGCGCACGGGGATGGCGGGCGGATTTCGATTTTCTGCTTCAACCCAAATCTTTCGTGCGCCTGCTGGAAGGCACTTATGCCGACCGCCAGAAACCACGGGAGACATTTAGAAATGGTGCGCTCGAACTCCTCATGCGCGAAGCCGAAGAAGCCGGCCGGGGACCGATCATCTTGGACGGCGTGGTGGCTTCACGGGACCCAGGCTTACCGCTCCTCGGTTATGTCGGTGGTGGTGACGACTGATCTGGACCGGCCAACGTGAGACGCGCAACCCCCAAAGAGGTTCGGACCTGGCTGCTATGGATCATGTCCCGGCTGCCGAACAATGACTCCGCCGACGAGGCCGACGCCAAGACGCAGATCATGGCGCCAAGCCTCTCCCAATCCTATCCGCTCGCCGCCTTCAACGAAGAGAGCGCGAACTACGTTCTGATCGACCTGGAGTGGTTCCGGGAAGCCGACATCCGCCAACGCCTCAACCGCTGGCGTCAACAGCACCTCCCCGAGTCCGATGCACTGCCCGAGGCCGCCGCCACCGCGCCGGTGGATATCGACGGCCGCAACTGGATCGCCCGCTGGCTGCGCGTTGAGCCCACCGATCGAGGGGCCGCGGCCACCTTGACGCTGGTTCGGCGCTATCACCCCGCGGCCTTTGCCCACTTGCTCAAGACGGACATTCGCGCCGCTGAAATGGCGGTGCGCCTCGGTTGGGCCTCCGACTCTAGCGACCGCGCCGCCGAATGGTCCGACCCGGAGACGGTGCGCCGGGCCATCCGATCCTGTTACGGCTCCTACAATGACGGCACCCAGGCCCACCCCACACCGCAACAGATCATCGCCGCGCTACGCACCCTCCGTGGCCTGATCACGAAATTCGCGCCCCACAACCTGTCTTTAATCCCCGAGGGCGCAGAGGGAGAGACCGATGAATACCGAAACTGGGATAGCAAAACTGCGGGCGATCTGCGCGGCGAAACGCGGCTTCTCGGATGACGACATGCTGGCCCTTATTGCCGAGGGCAAAACGGTTGATCAGATCTGCATCGCCCTAGACTGCGACCAACGGGTCATCTACCGCATCCGCCACCGCTATGGCCTTCCGCGCCTTGGCCGTAGGAAACCAGCGAGCCCCTGGAACGAGGAGACGATCGCGATCCTGCGCAGCGGTTGGGCCGCCGGCAAATCCACGGCCGCGATCGGCCGGGAACTCCATCTTTCAAAGAATGCCATCGTCGGCAAGGCATCGCGCCTGGACCTTGATCGCCGCCCTAGTCCGCTTTACCCCGACCCTGAAGGTGCCCCCAAACGCGTCCGCGCCGTGACACCACGCCCGAAGGCGGTCAAACCCGAGGCGCCCCTTCCGCCATTGCCTCGCGTCGTGATCAAACGCGCGCCCAAACCCAAGATCGTCGCGCCAGCGCCCCCCAAATCGACACCGATCCCCACCCACCGAGGCCGCGTGACGGAATGCTGTTGGCCATGCGGCACCCCGCGCACCCCGAGTTTCCATTATTGTGACCACGCCACCCAGCCCGGCGAGCCCTACTGCGAGGAACACATGAAGGCCGGTCGGCGAGTGGCCGCATGACACCCGAGGATGTTGAGCGGATGCGGGACTTCGCCAACCGTGGCTTCTCGCGCAAGGCGACCGCCGACCGACTGGGCGTGAAGCTGCACATCCTCGATTACCACGCCACCCAACAGAAGATTTCATTTCCCCGCATGGCCAAAGCCGAGCGCGCCCGGACCGTAGGACCAGCCATGGCGGCGGACGCATGGGACCGCGCCCGAGCCCGCGCCCGCGCTGAGTTGGATCGTGAGATTGCCCTGGCCCGCGCCGAGCGCGCGACCGCTCCGCCCTACAAGCCGCCGACCGATCGCAACGGCTGGCCGGTGTGACGATGCCCACATGACCGAAGATATGGCGATTATCATGCTGGTGCTGCGCGATCGGCGAAAGTGGATCACCATCGACCTTGATCTCGACTTTCTCCTGCCCGACCAGCAAGCCGCCTTGCGGATCAAGCTGGCCCGGATCAACGCCGAGATTGCGCGTCGGTGCCTGTCGTTATGACGATGATCTTCGTCCGTCTGGCTCAACGGTGCGGCGCTTGGTGGATCGCCAACGACATCACCGCCGCACCAGACGGATGGCTCCCGTGGTATCCAATGGAGGAAGCCAATCCAACCGCCCCGTCGCCCTATCACTATGACCGCGTCCAGGTGATGGCCGACGAGTGGTTGGTCTCGATCGTGCTGGACCCTAGGAAGCTAGAGCCGTGGATGGGGGATGAGCGTTACCTCTATTGGCGACCCTGGACTTTGCCGCCGGTTGCGCCTGCTGAAATACCAGCGGCCTGATTTCGACCACCACCCGCGGCCGGTCGCTGTAGCGCTTCCACACCGCAGCATCCGTGATCTGCGAGTCATCCCGCCAAATCACCTTTTTGAATGAGTCCACCCGGCGCAACAGGTTGTCCACGTCAGGGCGCCCGTGCGGCCGGATCTGATCCGCGAGCGCAGCCCGCTGCTTCTTCATCGACCACCCCGGTGGCACCGGCATGTAGCAGACAAAGCGCAGTTCCACCGGCCCCTCGATCGGCGGCTGCTTGTTCATCGCCTGCTGCGCAAAGTCTCTGATCACGGCAGCCTCGTTCCGTGAGTCCGAGACCTGATAGTTGTGGACGAACGCGGGCTTATTTTTGGGCGTGACGATCCTATGCCGCTGTCGCGGGACCGCCTTGGGTGATCCGGGGATTTCAATCCGGATCACCTCGCCCGCAATCCACGCCATCAGTGCGGGATGCTCGGGAAGCCAAATCCTCCGCCGGCCGGTTCGGCCCCAGCTTGAGCCTCTTCCTCTTGCTCGGGTGTGGGCTCGGTCACGACAACCTTGCGCGGGCGACCGCGACCCCGCTTCTCGCCCTCGGCGGTCGGTTCCTCACCGAATTCCTTCAGGTGCTTGATCCCATCCTTGCAGCCCTTGGCCCACTGCGCGTGCTGCAACGTGCCGGCGGTATGGGGGTTGGCCGCTTCGTCCGCCCGGCCATGGGCCGCGGAGTTAAACCCGTCATTGTAGGAGCGGGCCGCTGCCAGCAAGTCGGTCACGTGCCCGTGGGCCGCCTGGGTCTGCGAGGCCGCCTCCATCGCCATCGCAAAGTCATCCTCGGACTCGGCATCCCAGAGCGAGACCGCTTTGCGGTAACGCAGTTCGTTGGCATACTTCTGTTGCCGCTCTTCCTCGGTCAGCCGACTCTCTTTGTGCAGCAGGCGGATCATCTCGGCCGACACACCAAGCCGGCCATACTTGGCTTGGTTCCGCGCGATCTGCATCCCGGTGCGATCGTGCGCGCCCTTGTCAGCGGTGTAAGCCACTAAGGCTTCAGCAATAATTTCAGAGACCACATTCGATCCCGACATCTCGGCACTCCCGTTTTCTTCCAACATAGCGACGGCGCTTTCTTCTCTTGGTTTTGCGCAGGAGACTTTTGAGAGAAACGCCGGTGGCCTGCGCGACCATCTCGGCACGTCCACGTGAGGCCGGGACATATCCTAGGGTGACCCAATCGCTGACACGCGCTTGGGCGACCAGCAGAAGCCGGGCGAGCGCCGATTGAGACCCCGCGATTGCCACGGCCTTTTCAATTCCAGTGGCCATTAAACCGTGTTTTCCCTGTTGACGTGACGACTGACCTATATGAATTTCGGAGAGGGGAAAACAAAATGAACACGTTGATTTCGCATTTTCCCAAGCCTTTTGCAACAAGGCGAAGCGATGAGCCCGTGCCAGGATTTTATGTGCTGCGGCTGGTCAAGGGCGGACCTTATGTCGGCGGCGAGATCCGATTTGCTGAAGGTCAATGGTCGGCGATGATCGACGGCGACTGGGACGGTCCCTCGGCCAATCCGTGGATCTTGGAGAAGTTGACGACCCTGCATCACTACGGTCGGTTTGCCACAGAGAGCGAAGTCAAGTTCCGGGTGGGGCAGCGGCGGTGGGCGATGATCTACAGCCCCAACCATGCGGCGGCCAATCCCAGGCGGGCGTTGGATCTGGATAATCATATTCCATTTTGAGGTTTGGTCCCATGAGCGATAGGGTATTGATGGCGTGGTTAGGCGCTGCATGGCAGGGTGCCATCGGCGCCGCATCGCATGAACAGCGACAAGGGGGCGGTTCTTCGGGCCGTCCCCGAGCGCTGACATGAAGGGTTTCTTCATCGACGCGATGCGTCGCACCATCACCCCATGGACCTATGAATATTCCGACATGGGCAAGAAGCTCGGCGGCAGCATGACGCTCGGGAAGATCTATCCCGATGGCGATGCGCTCTATCTCAGCGACGACGGGATGCTGCGCAAAGCCGACCGCGCCTTCCGGCTGAAGAGTGAGCCGGACCGCCAGCCGTTCTTCAGCGACGGGATCGTGACCGGGCGGGACAACAACGATCCAAATGCGATCCTCGGAACTCTGCCGCCGCGCCGCGGAGTGGCGGAGTTAGCGGCGGAGATCATTTGGTTGACGGTTGAGGAAGGTTTGGACTGGGTCCGTCGCCGCCACGCCGAGCCGGCGGTGACCTTCTATTCCGGCGATGGCACCCAAAAGGTGTTGGCGACATGGGGCGATTTGCTGAGAAACCTCGAAGGCCAAGCGGGCGGCTATCATCCAGACCTGCCGTGATGACCGGCCAGTCCCTGTTCGCCGACATCGCCGGCTGGAACAACAGTAGCGAGCGCACCGATGGTCTGCGCGTCGTATGGCGCGAGGGCGGCTGGACCATCGTCGCACCAGATGGCGCTCGAACGATCGAGTGCGCCTGCTGCCACATGCCGCTTCGCACCCGCCAGGCGGCCAAGTTGGTGGCGAACGCGATCTATCCCTATGGGAATAATTGATGAGTGATCCTCCGTCCCGTGGCCATAATCTCCCGACGCTGAGTGACCTGCTGTCGCTTGAAACGGTCCAAGCCATCCTCGACGTAGCGGCCGAGCCGCTGAGGGCTCGCGCGGCGGTGCTGACCGCGAGTTGCCTGCGCTTCCTGCAAGCCCATCCGACCATCACCACCGATGAACAGGACGGCACCGCGGCGGAGATCCTGGCTGTCCTGCAAAGGTTCCTTTCGACCAACGGCAGCGTCGAAACGTCCCGCGTGTCGCTCAAGGCGCCGGTGCTGGCCGCCGGGCGCGCGATCGATGCCACCTATGGGACCATCGGCCCCGATCTGACGATCCGATCTCTGCGCGACCGGAAACCCCCGTTCACGCTGGCGGAACAAATCCTTCAGGCCGTGGTGACCTACAAGGCCGCGAAGAACCTCGCCAAGCAACAGGCCGACGAAGCCGAGGCCGCCCGTCTGGCGGAACTCGCGCGCCAAGCCGAACACCTCGCCGACCAAGGATCGGGAACCGTCTCTTATAAGGACGCCACAGCCGCAGCCGAGGAAGCGGAGAAGGCGCGCGCCGTCGCCGACGCCAAACCGGCCACGCGCACCCGCGCCCACGGGAGCGACTTCGGAACATCCAGCCTCAATCAGCGGCGGCTCTTTGAGATCACCCAACCGGCCTTGGTGCCGCGCGCCTATTGCGTGCCCTCGGACGCGCTGATCCGGGCCGCCATCGGCAAGCCGGGCGATGCAATCCCCATCATCGACGGCGTGACCATCCGCGACGTAGACGATCTGACGGTGCGCAAATGATCCTGGCAATGGACTTGGAGACAACCGGCTTAGTCCTATGGAAAACCCCGAGTGACGATCCGGGCCAACCGCATATCGTGCAGTTCGCGGCCAAGCTCGTTGATCCCAACACCCGCCAAGCAATTGCAGCCTGGGACCTCGTGGTCCGCCCGGATGGCTGGATCATTCCCCCCGCCGCGATAGCGATCCACGGCATCACCCAAGAGGAAGCGGTGCGGCTGGGCGTGAAAGAGTCAATCGTCACCAGGACTTATATGGACGCTTGGGCACGTGCATCGGTCATCCTAGGCTATGTGCCGTTATTCGATCAGCGTATTATGCGGATTGCCCTACTGCGTGACGGCGCGAGCCGGCGCCAGATCGAAGCCTTGGAACGGAAGCCCATTGTCGATGTGATGCAGGCCGCGACCCCGCGCTGCAAACTACCCCCGAGCAGCGCGATGATGGCTGCCGGCAACAACACCTTCAAGTCACCGACCCTGACGCAGGCTGTGCGCACCCTTCTTGGAGAGCGCGTAACCGATGCCCACAACGCCACCACCGACCTGGAGATGACCTTGCGTCTGCATTGGCACATTCAGGATTTGACAAAAGGACACACGCCGAATGAGCGGCCAACAGCTAACCGCACCGAGCCGGGCGGAATTCAAGACCCTGAAGGATTGCCGCAACCTGGGTGAGGCTTTCCAGTCCGCCGAGTTGATGGAGCGGATCAAGGCATCGGCCCCGAGCCACGTGAAGCCGCAGCGGATGCTCCGCACTTTTGTGCAGGCAACCTCCAAAGCCCCGCTTCTGCTGCAATGCTCAATGCGCTCGGTGCTCGGTGCCATGCTCACCTGTTCCGAGGTGGGCCTCGAACCGAACACCCCATTGCAGCACGCGTTCCTGATCCCCTTCGGCAAATACAAATGGAACAAGCAGAAGCGCGAGCGGGAGTTGATCGGCTACGAGGTGCAGTTGATCTTCGGGTATCCGGGCTTGCTCGATCTCAGCTATCGCTCGGGCCAGGTGACCAGCGTCCACGCCGACGTGGCCTACAGAGACGAATACGACAACGGCCGCTTCAAGTTTGAATACGGCACCAACGCGGTGTTGAGCCATCGGCCCGAGCGGGCACGGCCGGACGAAGAAATGCCGATGTTCGCTTATGCCCACGCGTCGCTAAGGTCCGGTCAGGCGTTCCATGTCATGCCGTGGGCTGACGTGCTCAAGATCCGCAACGGCAGTCAGGGCTTCCGCTCGGCGCTCGCGGCCAAAGAGGCGGCCGAGAAGAACGGGTGGAAGTTGCCAGGGACCTGGACCGAGGCGCCGTGGGTCAAATACGAACGCAAGATGGGCGGCAAAACCGTGTTCCGTTCCTTGGCGGCGTGGCTGCCGAAGTCGGTCGAACTGGCCGGCGTGCTGGCGCTCGATGAGTCGCAGGATCGCGGCACCATCGATTTCGGTTCGGTGATCGACGGCGACGCCTCCATTGCCGATGGCGGCTACCAAGAGAACGGCCCGCTGGTCGAGGACGAGACCGACACGACGGCGACCTTCGGGCTGCGCTCGGTGGCCAACGACCCGGAGACGCCGCCGGGAGAAGAGGTGAAACCGGAGCCGGTTGTCGTGAAACCGCCGCGCGCCGCCGTCACTAAGCCGAAAACCGACGTGCCGCCGCCGGCTGCCGCGTCACCACCGCCGCCCGAGCCCCCGGAGCCGAGCCAACCCGAGGTGCAGATCGGTCAGCCTCCGGCTTTCTCGGCATGGTTGGTGGACCCAGACGGCTCACCGATCGAGGGCGATGGCTTTACCGGCGAGCGTTACACCGACCCCGTCGAATACGCGCGGGCCTTCATGCGGGCGCTCTCAAGCTGCTTCCCCGGCGACGTGGAACTGATCCGCCAGGCTAACATTGAGGACGCCCAAGCTGCCGGCCGTATCAGCCATGAGGCGATGCTGATCATGGCGCCGCGGCCGCCGATCCAGGAACCACCGACTGACGAACGGCTGCCGCCCGAGCCCGAGCCCGAACCCGAGTCGCAACCGGATGCCGCCGAGGCCGATCCGCTGCAACTCGCTCCGCCGGCCACCACGAACAAGGCCGGATGGGACGCTTGGAACGAACGCTTCGGTCAGGTGCTGGTCACCGTGGCCACGCCGGATGAGTTCAACCGGCTGATCGAACTCAACGAGCCGATCTATCGCGACTTCCCGCCGAAATACCGTCTCGCCGCCAAGACTTTGCTGGAGGCCAAGCAACAGGCCCTGACCAAAAAGCCCATGCCAACACCGCAAGAAATCCACGACGGGCTGATGCGTGACATCGCCGCCTGCAAAACGGCCGTTGCCCTGGCGGCCCTGGAGAAGAACCAATCGGTCGTGCGCCACTTGGCGACCCTGAAGATCGCCGCGCCGGAACTCTGCGAGGCGGTGCAGAAGGCGGCGCGCGCTCGGTTCAAGACCCTCGACACGGCCCCACCCGCGCAGCCCCCGGCCGATGGCGGATGAGGACGCTTGGGGCGGTGAGGCCCTAGAGCGGATGGTCGCCCGGAAACAACGCAAGATCCGGGCGATCGGCGAGCGGAACATCCAAGCGTGGCGCGTCTACGACCAGCAATGTCCGCTCGAACGGGAAGCCATGGAAAAGGTATTGAGCCGGCCCTGGCCGCGTCTCAATAAGCCCTAGCGCAGCACCCCGGCCAGCCACAGGATCAGCAGGATCAGGACGAGCAATCCGAGGCCGCCGCCGCCATAGACCGGCCGCCAGCCGGGGCCACCCCCGAACCACCCCGGACCGTAGTAACCCCCGACCCCGCCGAAGACGATCACCAACAGGATGACCAGAATAATCAGCCTCATGTGGGCACCTTCGGCAATGAAGGGGGGATCGGCGTCACCACCGAGGGCGCAAGCAGCGGCGGGTGATTGGCCGTGTCGACCTTGCCGACGATCATTCGCGCGATGTCCGGCACATTCAGGCCGAAAGCCTTTGCCGAGTCGGGCACCGCCGCCAGCACCGCGCCGGCTTGCTCGCGCACAACCGCACCGGTCGCATTGATGTGCTCGCGCCGGATCATGCTGTTATCGAGGTGGGTTTCCAACACGCCGGCCGCCGTCTGCACCGCATCCAACACCGTCTGCCGCTGATTTTCGGTCAGGGTGATGCCCGTGTGGGCCGCGAGCGCGCCCACCAGCTTGGGCACAAACACCGCGATCGTGCCGCTGGCCACCGCACCGGCGATTGTCAGCACGGTCGGGACAACCGCTTGAAGAAATTCCATCATTGGGAAACAACCATAACGTGCTTCTCGCTTTTAAGTGAAGCCCTTGCGGCTGTCGCAACGCCGGGGCCGGCTGCATCTTCCTCTAGGCGCTTCTTGCTGAAGGGACCGCCGTCGTGCTGGCGATCATAAGGGGAGCCAAATGACCTGGGTGCTGATTGCTGTTGAGAGCCTTGCTGGGATTGGTTTTGTCGCATACCTGATCGCATGGACAGGTCATAAACGACGGCGCGCAGGGTATTTAGACCATCGGCCGTGGATTTCAGGCGTTCATTTAGATCACTGATCGCCGTCGAGGCGTTGGTGGCCAGCCCGATCGCCTGGGTGCTCCGGTCCTTGCTGCGGCCTTCCAACTCAGAAATCTCGCGTTGGGTGGCCACATCGAGGGTGCGCTCCTCGCTGTCCATCTTTTCCAGCCGGACGGTGAACTGATTTTGCCGCGCGGCGATATCGTTCACCTGCCGCTGTAATCCTTCCAACGTCAGTTCGGCGCTGCGGGTGCGCTCCGATAGCGCGGACAGGGAGTGGTTCTCAAGCTCGCGCGACGCGGTCAAAAGCGCCACCTGATTGATCAGGTTCGGGACCTGGAGGATGCCGCTGGCCCCACCGAGGATGCCGGCGGTCAGCACCGAGGCGAACACCGACCCGATGACAGTCCACATCGAAATCCGCATCGGGTCAGCCAAACTGAACCGAGAAGCATTGTTAGGGTCCGGCACTCTGTTGGCTTTCTGGTTTGAAGATCCGCCGAACGGAGCAACCGGCGCTGTCATTACGCTCCTAGATAAATAATGCTGTAGACCATCGATGTCGGCTGCACGTTCTGGCTCGCGCCGGCCCCGGTGTTGCTGTTCGTGATCCCGGTCGTCGCCGAGGCGATAGTGATCCCGGTCGTCGCGGTGTTGACCCCGAACGGCACCACGGCCGGTGCCGCATCGGTCGCCGATAGGCCCGCGGCCGATCCGCCCGTCACCGCGGTGGCAACATTGACGGTATGAACGTGCCCCGGATCGGTAAGCGCATGGGTGTGCCCACCATCATTGATGGTGTGGGTGTGCTCTTGCTGCGCCTGATCGCCACCGGACCCGCCAAGCGTGGTGCCGGCGATCCCCGACACCCCAGCGGTGATCCGATCGGCCGCCGAACCGCCCATGTTGTCGAGGCCAGCGGTCACCCGGCCGCGTAGATCGGGCAGGTTGAACGTGGTCGAGCTATCGCCAGCGCCCCAGGTTGTGCCGAGCGCCGCGAAGGCTGCCGCGTAGGTTGTGCGGCTGACCGCCTGGCCATAGCACTGATACCAGCCGCTCGGGATCGAGGCCGCGATGCCGGCGAACTGGCGGATCTCGCCGATGATCCCGACGACATTGCTGACCGCCCCACCCGCCGCCGGGCCAACCGGGTCTTCCGTCCAGACCTGGACCCCACCGGGGTTGTCGGTGGTCGGCGCCGTCCACAATGAGACCGCGTAACCGTTGGTTGTGGCCAGAAAGATCGAGCCAAACCGGCCGTTGGCGTCCGCACGCACCGGGTTTGCGTTGGCGACCGTCAACCCGACATCAGAGAAGGTGTCCTGCGGCGTGTTCGTCCCGGTTGCATAGAAGAACAACTGCGCAAACGCGAGTGGCACGCCGTTGGCGTCGATCTCGAATGGGTTGGGTGTGTAGTAACGCTGGCCGATCGACATGGCAGAGTCCCGGATGGTTGGGGGACCGGGCTGCTGGCCGGCGGCTCAACATTACCATCGGGGACAAAGGAAAGGCGAGAGACCCGAAGATCCCCCGCCACCGTAAGCCCGACGCCTCGCCAAGTTTGGCGTTGCCGGGCCGTGCCAATCCTAGCCTGCCATGACGGGCCGGTTGTCTCCGACCGCCGCGTTCTTGGGAGCCTGCCGAGTCAAGCCGATAGAAGCCAGTATCGACCTTGTTCCGCCTCGCCTGCCGCGCCTCTCGGTGCGTTGCCCCGTCGATCCCCACTGTGCCCCGCCGGCCCCGTCATGTCGGACCATCGCTGCCAAGTGCGCCTCGCCTGCCAGACCCGAGTCACCGCACCTCGTCGCCGTGACCATGCCTCGCCTGCCATGCCATAGGGGGCCATCGTCATCGAGCGATGCCTTGGTGCCCCTCGCCTGCGTTGCTTCACCGCGCACGCCCTACCTTGGACGCCGCCCTCACCTGCCTCACCTCACCTATCGATGCACGACCGACCCAGGCCACGAATTGCCTCGCCCGCCAAACCTAAGTCACCGCGCCTCGTCGCCCTGGCCATGCCTAGCCCGCCAAGCCTATCGCGCCGTCGAAGCCAGACCTCGACACCCAAGCCCGCCGAACCTTTCCTCCGGCGCCAAACCTCCGGCGCCCGACCTGCGGTGCCCACTCAAACCCTGCCGTGAGTTGAAATCGGAACCGAGCCTGCCATGCCGATCACTCGTTGCGAACGGTGCCGGTCCCTACCTGCCATGCCGATGGAGGGCCTTCACGATGCCAAAGGGACACCGTCAGTCCGTTTTGCCTTTTCCGTTAGCTCCTCCTTCACTTTGAAACTCTCCGACAAAACCAGATGCCGCACCCACGCTGTTGGCGATAGGAATTTACTCGCCGCCGCCAAAACAACGACATCCAACTCGTGTTTGTGCAGCCGAATAACAACATTCTCACTTTTGCGTATTTGCATGACTATTTTCTATATTCGCTTGACCGCCCAAACGTGAGCATGGTTTGCTATTTTTCGTCAACCAAAATTGGTTTGATTGGCACCGAAAAATGGCAACAAGGGGAGCACCTGGCCATGGCTGTGAAATCACGTGGGAATTCTTACTCAAGCGGCGAGCACCCAGACGAAGGCGCGCTATTGGTCCAACAGCCGAAGAAGCGCGGCCGGCCCCGGAAGGTAGTTGCCGTCACCGTCGATGAGACCTTGCAGCCCGATACCGACTATCTACCGCCGAAGCGGCGCGGTAGCCCGGCGGCGAGGCGGGTTACCCCGGATGAACAAGAGATCATCGCGCGGGTCAAAGCGCCGATCCCCGGCCAGCGCCGGCCCCCGGTCGAGATCCGGTCCGATCTCCGCGACCTTGGGTTGACCGATCCCGACGACAAAACGAAGCCACAAGCGCGCGTCTCTATCTCACCGCCGAAGTTCGAGCTCGCCCGCGTCACGATCGAGGGAACCACCCCCTTGGTGCTGCATAAGTTCAGCCAGAAGGTGCAGAACACCATCCGCGCAACCCAGGAAGCCGGCAGCCAAAGCCGCAAGGGCAAGACGCGCCAGGCCCGCGACTTTGACGAGAACTATGAGAACGCCAGACACCGAGCGATAGAAGGCTGGGACGGCATTCCCGCGTCTGCTTTCAGAAACGCACTGATTTCGGCTTGCCGCACGGTGGGTTTCAAAATGACAATCGCCAAAATGTCGCTGTTCGTCATGGCCGATGGCTTCGATGAACAGGGCACCGGTCTGGTCCGGATCACCAAGGGCGAACCGCGCTGCGACATCCGCCCCGGCCGCAACGCCAACGGCGGCATTGACCTGCGCGCCCGGCCGATGTTCGCCGATGGCTGGCAAGCGCAACTGATCCTGAAGTGGGACGGCGACCAGTTCTCGGCGAACGATGTCGTTAACTTATTGGCACGAGCGGGCCAGCAGGTTGGCGTCGGCGAGGGCCGGCCCGATAGCAAGATGAGCGCCGGCTGCGGCTGGGGCGAGTTCAAGGTGCTCAAATACTGAGGCTTTTGGCAGGCGTGGCGAGGTGTCTCCTCGCTCCGCAAATACTGGCATGGCGGGCAACGCCAGGCGTGGTGTCGCAACGTCTAACCTGGAGCGGCATGGCAGGCACCCAACGGCAACGTAGGCGAGGACTGTCCTGGCATATCGAGGCGGCGCGGGCGAACCATGGTTCATCACGGCTACGCTCCGTAAGGGGGGCTGGGCAGGTGGCGCTTTCTTTGGCGCGGCTAATCAGCTTCCGGCCCGGATCGGCATGGCATGGCAGGTTGGGTGACGTAGGCAGGGCATCACCTGGTTCGGTGGGGCGTGGCAGGCAACAAAGGGGAACAAAGTGGCGTCGAGGCTTCAACACACGATCCGCGAAGAGTTATTGGCGCTACAAACTCAGTCGCCTGACAAGATTTTGTATCCAAGGGAAGCGCTCGAATGGGCACGGGCGCATAAGGCATCCGCACTCTATTCGGCCCTCGAATGGGACAACCGGCAGGCGGCAGAGTCGTGGCGGCTGCAACAAATACGGCAGTTGATTACGTTGCATATTACTTACGCGGACGGCTCGCCGCAGGTCATCTCCCTCTCGATTGATCGGGTGGATGGCGGCGGCTACCGCCAGATCACCGACGTGATGAAGATCCCGAACCTGCGCAAGATCGCGTTGATGGATGCCCTGCGCGATCTTGAGCGGATACGGCTCAAATACCAGCACCTGGAGGAACTGGTGTTTGTCTGGCAGGCGGTTGACGGTGTGGTCACGGTTCCACCGGGTCCGGGTCCGGGTGTTGGACCGGGACCGCAGCCAGGTCCGGGCGCAGCACCCAAACGGCCTCGGGGTCCACGTAGCGGTGGCGGCGCTGGCGGTGCGGGTCCCCGAAAGCAGGGTCCGAAGCGCCCACCGGGCCGGAGCCTTGATATCCCACCCATTCGGGCGGGCGAGTAGTGGCAGGCAGGGCGACGTTGTCCAGGTGACTCACGCTGGGTTGGGCGCTGCGAGGCAGGTGCGGCGTGGCGACGACGGCAACGTGTGGATTTCCTCGCGAGGCAGGCGAGGAGTGGCGAGGGCGTCTGGGCACCGGGTGGTGAGGCAGGCGAGGCCCGGTGTTTAAGGCCCGTCCAGGCAACGCAACACGTGGCGCGGCGAGGCAGGCATCGCACGAGTGGCCAAGCAAGGAGCCCAAGGCGGCACTGGCGAGGTTGCTTGAGGCGCGGCAGGCTTGGTTTTTCATGGCGAGGTTAGGTCTGGAACGGCTACGCGGGTTAGGTCCGGGTGGGCGGCTCCGCTCTTCACGGCAACGCGGGCAAGGTTTTTCCTGGCGCGGCTATCCTTGGTAAGGCATCGCGCCGCAGGCTGGGCGTCACAAGGGGCGGTGCGGCACGGTTAGGCAAGGCGGGCGAGGCCAGGTCCATCGAGGCGAGGAACACTGGCGAGGCAACGCCCGGCAGGTTCTGCAAGGTGTGGGATCGTGCGGATGGACTGGCGAGGCCCGGTCGGCAGGCCGGGTGAGGTAGGGCGGCGGCGGCTTGTCCTGACTGGCGGGGCCGGCTTACCGCCGCTCCTCGATCAGATTGCGGGCGGCTTTACCGAGCACGCGCTCGTGCGGACGCTCGTGCGGGGTATAGGCTTTCTCGTCATTCGGAGCGTGATAGGCAAAGTCGGGCGGACCCCACTCGGCGGCGGCCTTCTGCACGAATGGCGAGACGGGCGCTCGCGGGAGCGGGATAGCGTCGGGTCGTCGCTTCATGCTCACTGCTCCTGACGGTGGGTTGCCGCCGCTGCCGTTCCCATCGCCATCAGCCCGGCGATGCCATACTTGCGGATGATCTCGATCGTCGCGTCATCGAACACGACGTGGTTGTGGGTCGTCTTTTGGGCTTCCAGGAGATCGTCACGCTCCTTTTCCAGCGCCTTGATCCTGTCTTTATATTCTAGGATCTCTTGCTCGCGACGCTCAAAGAAGCGCGGTAAGAGGCCGGGGTTATCCCGGTTCCGCGTGATTTCCTCTTGGACTTCGGCGAGTTGTTTGTTCGCCTGCGCGAGCGCATCCGTGTTCCGTGCGAGGTTTCTGGCGTTCTGGAAGCCCCCTCGTGACGCGGCGTCGAGGTAACTGACGCCTGGAATGCCGCCTTCCTTTAAGGCCCCGTATCCCAGTTTTTGATAAAGCGCCTCGCCGGTGGGGTTGTGACCCGCCATCTCTGCGGTCGCGTCTGCCGCCTGTTGAGCGGCTTCCTGGGTGCGGAAAACGCGCGGCTTGCCAGACTCTTTCGAACTGATCTGCCAAGTCCCGTTGATGTAGGTCGATCCTGACTGCTTGGCATTATCGACCACCCAACCGCCTTCGACTGGTCGCACCTTGTAGAGATCGGACGGCATTTTGACCCCGAGATCGCGTAGCTTCTGCTGCACCTCCGGGGTTTGCTCGGACAGCTTCTTGTCCCAGTGCAGCATGTGTGCCGGGTCAGCGTTGATCTTCACCTCATACATATGACCTGGGTTATCGATATACGGCGAGGTGTGATCTAGCGTCTCCTTTGCCCCATCCGCCGTCGCTGTTAGCTCGTCCCAGCGCGTTTGATGTTTGGCGATGACTTCCGGCAACGGCTTAACGCCGATCTCTCCCCACCCAGGATCGAGTTTGGCGCCAAGCGAAAGACTTTCCTGGACCATCTGATCGTGCAGCTTATGCACCTCGGCAAGCGCATGGTGGTATCGGTCCAAGGCGACGCTGTAATCCGGATTGTGATTGCTCTTCGACAACCGCTCCCGGTAGTCCTTCGCAATCCCCTCGCGCTCGGCGAAGTAGAGCCCGTGGCCGTAGACCTGCGCGCCCTCGCCGGAGCCGATCTTGCCAATGTCGAACTTGTCGAACGAGTGTGGCGTGCCGTGGAAGGCGCGGATGCCAGGCCCTTCGGTTGAGCCGAGTAGGGCACTGCCATACTGATGAACCGCGTCGATGATCGCGCGCTTGGTCGGCCACCCTGTCTGCGGATCGATCAGACCCTTGCGAATGCCGTCCTGCTTTTCCGCTTCGGACCAGTCCTGCAACAGCCGTGTGTTCTTTTGCCACGCATCGGCCAAGGTCGGTGTCGCGCGGGCGAACGGATCATCCCCAGCCCAAGGGTTGCCGCCATCGGTGCGATGGTCAGGGGGCGGCGCCTGTGCTGGCGCTGGCGGAAAAGGGGGCGGACCGGCCTGACCGGGACCGGCCACTTGGGGTTGGGCCTGCTGTTGGGCGCGGATCTTATCGTCGGACTGGATGCGCTCGCCTTGATCAACCGGTGCCGTGGCAAGCAGCGACCGGAGGAACTGTCGGGTGTAGGGCGAAAGCAGGTTGGCGTTCTGCGGCGTCGCCCGCAGACTTAGCTCGCGCGCCAGAATGGGATCGCGGATTACCTGCGCCAAACGCTCGTTGGCGATCCTCTGCGACGGTCCATACAACAGCCGAACCAACCCAACGCCGCTGCGCTCGGTGCCCGCCGCCGCCAGTCCGCCGAGCGCTGCGCCGAACGGTATCCCGGTCAATGCGCCGGTGATCCCGCCGAGCGATGAACCGATCACCAGAGTGGCGCGGGTGGTGGCCCCTGGCGGCAGGAACGCGTCCATAAACCGGGTGCCCGACAAGCGGCTGAATGTGTCGCTGCCGATCGCCTTACCCTGACTCTGACCCTGCTGGATCATCTCGGCGGCCTGGCGAACGCGGTCGAGCGCGTCAAGTTGGCCTTGGGTGAAGACGCCCGTATCGCGCAACATCCCGGCGTTGCGGCGTATCCATCCGCTGATCTTGGCGTTGCCGATGATCTGATCACCGGCGCGGTCGAGCGTATCCATCTGGACCGCCGACAACATCTTCGCAATCAGAAAATCGCGCGTGTTCGTGGCGAGGCGGTTGCGGACGGCGGCAACATCGTTGGCGTTGAAACCACCGACCACACTCTGATTGCCGAGCCGGCGCATCTCGGCCCCGATGTCGTCAAGGAAGCCGAGCACATCCCGGATCTCACCGGGCTGCATGTTCCCCTGATTGAAGTTGAAGAATTTATTTAAGCCATTCTCTTCGGCGTTGACGTAGTTGCCGGCGTTGTTGCGCTTCAGGATGGCGTCGAAGTCGGCATGTCCGAGGACGGTCGCCTCACGCCGGGTGAAATCCCGCGCCGTCTGCAACGCATTCACCAATGCCGGGTTCGGCGGCACGGCCGGAACCTCGGGCACACGCACCAGCGCGGGCGGATAGCGCCCCGGTCGTGTCGGATCGTTGGGATTAAACAAGGGCCGCAGATTGCCGTTGGCGTCATAGTGCGACCAGCCGGGTTCGGGATAGACCGGAATGCGGGTGTGGGCTGGAATAGCTGGCCGCCCGGCGACTTCGCGCGTGTTCGAAAACGCGTCCTGGATCGCGGTCGCCAACTCGCCCGCCACCAGCCGCACCGGGTCTGGCGTATTCGGCGAACGTGCGATCTTCCTGGCCCGCGATGAAAGCGAGTTCAACTCACTCGCCGCGTCTCTGTCCGGACGGGCATTGAGATCGCTCACGATCCCCGGCAACTCTGACCGATCGTAAGCGTCGCCGAGCCCCGGTCGGCCAGCGCGAAGTTGCCGCACCCACGCGTTTACCTCGGCCTTCATCGACTCGGTGGTGATGTTCGGCTGGGTCAGAATAGGCACGTTCCAAAGTTGGCGCTCACGACCGCCGATGACCTCGGAGGCTTCGCGAATGTTCTGTGCCGCACGCGCTGAGGCCGCGCCGGCTTGCGGTTCGGGCGCACCGCCGCCGCGAAAATTGCCAGGCAGATGGCCCAACATCGCTTGGTTCTGCGCGCTCTCTTCCGCCTTGCGGGCGGCCATGCCCTCGGCACTGTTGCCGAGCCGATCGACCAATGGCGCCAGCGCCGGATTGCCAGCCTGGGCGACGTTCAACGGCATTCCAGGGATTGGCGACGGGTTGGTCACCAACGGAAGGCCGGTATTCTGTTCGGTCAGGATGTTGCCAACCGCCCGATCGGCATTCGCTCTTGGGGATAGGCTTTGAATGCCCGCGTGGATAGGAGCGATGGCAGTCTTGAGAGCTTCGCCCGCGACCGCTCCCACCGGCACACTCGCCGCGCCGACCACCGCACCCTGCTTCGCCGCCTCTAGCCGCTGGCTAATATCGCCGTCCGCGCTGGTGAAACTTGTCGCCGCGCCTGTGCCCGCACCAGCCGCCAGGTTCCGCGCGCTCTTGATCGCAAGGTTGCCGAGATAGGCCGCGCCTTGACCGGCAGCGGGCGCCGCGTCGAACAACGGTCCCATTGCCATCGCGCCAGGTATCCCGGCGGCGACCTCAAGAGCCGTTCCGAGGGCCGGGTGTTGGCCCTCGAAATTCAATCGTTGCTGCCGCTGCTTGGCAACCTCTTCGTCATACGCCTGGCTGAAGGGGATACCTTTCTTGATCGAACTGGCGATGGCGTTCGGGATCGGTGCGACGATCTCATTCATGCCAAAGGACAAGCCGTGCCCGATCGAGCCCTGAATACCCTCAATGGTGTCGGTCAGGTGCTGATACCAAGGCTGCGCGCGCAACTCCTGATTTTCGACTGACTTCGGGATCGCACCCGGCGGCGCCGGTGGTTCACTCGTCGCGGGCGGCGTGCTCGGCGACGGGGTTGGCGACGGTGGTTCGCTCGGTGCGTTCGTCGCGGCCGGCTGTTGCGGTATATCCTGGAAGCCCCACGAACCGTCTGGCGCTTGAACCAAACCAGCCGCCACGTGCGGAGCGACGGCGGCGTGCGCAGCGGAGACCGGCCGCGCCCCGCCAACGTCGATCACCGCCTCTTGCGGCGCGGGCGTCTGGGCTGGCGCGACCTGCGGCAGGTTAACCGCCGGCAGGTTGTCCGGCAGGTTGACTGGGTTGCCGGCGAGATCAACGGTCTGATGCGGCGGCGGCTGCGCGGTCTCCGGGAAGCCCCATGATCCGTCCGGCAGTTGAACCAAACCGGCGTCTACATGCGGCGCGGCGGACGCGCTATCGAGCGGTGGCATCTTACTGCGCCGGCATCATCTGACTTGTGGAAAACCGGGCTCCCGGATCGGCACGATGGGCCGTCTTGTAGACCTCTACGCTCTGTTCATGCGTCAATCCTCGCATGATCGAGGCATAGTCTTTGCCGTTGAGTAGGTTCGCTGCCGCTTCATAGACCTGCGGTGCATGGATCGAGCCCGGCGCGGTCCAGCCTTGATCGAACTTTGTCAGCGGCTGATAGGGGCTGCTCACGGGGTTGCCGCGCCACTGATCGCGCGAGCTATTGTAATAGGTCGCCGAGTCTTGGGCGTAGTCGCGGATCATCTGGTTTCCGGTCAGCAAGAAGTTCGCCATCGACTTGATCGCTTCCGGCTGCATCGAAATGTTGGGCATCGCCTTGGCGAAATAGCTTGTGAGCATCGCGCCGACACGGGCTCCGGCGAGTTGGCTTTCCGCCGCCGTGACTTGGGCGAATGCCTGTTTGATGAATTCCTGCTGGTCGCCCACCTTGGAGGTGTCGAGGCCGGCGGTCGCCTTCAACAGCGACTGCGACCAATCCGGTCCGAACGTTTTCAAGATGTTCAACAGCGAGGCCCGCGTCTCGCCGAACGCACCCGCGCCGATGTTGTCGGCCTTAGCGCGAAGATCCAGCAATACCGGCGTTGAGGCTTGCGCCCGCATGGCGGCCGTCTGCGCGTCGCCAACGGTTCCAGCATCCTTCTCAACCTGCGTCTTGTCGATCTCAATCCCGGCCTTCTGTCCCTCCGTTGGCTTCGGTGCCCCGACGATCCCTCCCGAGCCGGTCGCGCCACCATCAGCCGCGGCCGGTGCGGCACCACCCGAGACGTAGGGTTGGACACCAAATTTGTCGGCATAAGGCCGCACCACATCACCCGCCGTCTTTCCGGCGACATTCGGGTTCGCCTCGATGACGGGATTGGTTTTGCCGTCCACCGGTGGGAATAGGGTCGTCATCGGCGTCGCGCTATCAGCGGACAGGATCTTGCCAGCGCCGGCCGCGCCGAAGAAGTGGGCCAGGCCGACCGCCGCGTTGTAGGGCTGACCGTTCGGCGCGATCGTGTGCTCGATGCCGAGGCTTTTCAGTTGCTCGGCGTTCTTGTCGCCAAGGTAGTCGGTCATTGCCGCTGACCATTGCGGGTTGTTGCGCAGCGCCAGGATCTGCGCATCGGACTTGCCTTCTGCGATGCTGGGCGCGGCAGCCTTGAACGTTTCGAGCCACGTTCCTTCGGTGAACTGCTGCGGCCCCGTTGCGGTCGACCGCGCGTTGGTGACGCCCGGTGCGCCGCCCTCGCGCTGTTGGGTCCAACTCGCATACGGCGATACACCCGCTGATGGTTGGCCATCGGCTCCGGTGATGACGCTTGCCGCGTTCTGGCCACCACCACCCGTCGCGGCACTCGTGCCCCCCCTCGCCCGCCTAAGAGCATCGGAAAGGGGAACCTGTTCTTCGGAATAGCTCCCATCTGCGTTGCGGTGCGGAATGGTCGTCAGCGTGGTGTTGATTTCGACGGTCCGCCTCGCCCCCGCCTCGGCCCCGGCAACCTGCGCGCCCGTGGTCGCAAGCCCGGCCGCGGCATTCGGGTCGTAGACCATCTTGCCGTCCTGCCAGGTCATCCCATGCAGCCCGGCGTCCTTCACCGCCGACAGATGTGCATCCGGGCTCGCGGTGCCCATGATGAACGAACCGGCCTTGCTCGGATCGGACATCAGCGTCTGATAGGCGCGCGGTTCGATCCATCCTTCGGTGTAAAGCTGCCCGGCTCCGGCTTTCACCATCGCGCGGGCCTGCGCCGCCTTGACCGGGTCCGGATCGTTCGGGTCCCCCGCCTCGGTCATAATCTGCGTCACCCGCTGGCGACCCATGTTGTATATCTCGGCCATCGACTTGGCCGGGTCGTTGCTCATAATCGCCCCGATGACCAAGCCACGCGGAGCCGGCGGACCGAACGGCGTCGTCACGCCATAGGGGCTGACCTGCGTGATCCCCGCCGATGCGAGTGGATCGGCACCCGGCGCACCACCACCACCCATCGCCCCCGGCGCTTGGCCAGGCGGCAACGGCTGTCCGTTCGGACCAACACCGACCAGTCCCGCAAGCTGTCCGCGCAGCCCGAGCATCAGACCGAGTTGCTGGTTTTGGAGGCCGAGTTGCTGATTTTGCAGACCACCCTTCTGCGCCTCGTTCCACTGCGCCAACGCCCCAAGCGGCGACGATGCGCCCGAGTTGACATCGTTCGGTGTCGTCGTCAGGGCAGCGGAATAACTCATGTGAGCCCACCGGCCGGATACGCGCCGCTATAATCAGGGTTTTGCGCCGCCGCGAGCGGGGTATAGGACGAACCGCCGCTGCCGGAGAACAGACCCGATAGCCACCCGCCCAACTGCCCGATCGGACTGTTTGGACCCCCGATGCCGCCGTTGTTCTGCCCGATCAGCGGCCCGATCCCACCGCTGATCGCCTTGTTGATCCCCTCCGCCTGACCC